ACACCTTGCTCCACGACACCTTTAATCTCAAAGTGATTAACTGGATTACCGTTAATCATATAGTGACCATTCTTGTAATCAGTTATTACGCCTACCCCTCTACCACCATCTTTCCAATCAGGTTGATGCGGACTTGTTTCATACTTGACTCTTTGGCCGACTTTATACTTCGGCTGTTCTGGAGCAGCACCCATTACTTTGTTGGCAATTTTATTCATAATGCCTTCGTTAGTGCCTGTTGCCATTCTATCGTGGTCATCACGTTTGCGTAGTTCACTCTTAGCCATCTTGCCCTGCATCTTGGCAACTTTGCTATGGAATGGTCCAGTCGTTTTGTCTGCGGTTGATTTAACAAACTCGTCACTTGCTCCACTCATTTGATTCTTAATATCTCTTGGCGTGCGTGTATCGCCCATACCAAAGCGTGATTTTTCTACGGGCTTGTTTCCAGCCTCCGCCACACCTTGCTTTGCCATTCTTCTGACAACTTCGATGGCTCGGTCTTTTGCGCCATATGGCATACCACGAGTAGCGTGATAAGTGTTATTATGCTCACCATTTACGAATGTAAGGTAATCACCCTGGTATTCTTTTACTTCCCATTGATTACCGTCTGGTGCTTTAGCTCTATAAACAGTTTTCATTTCTGATTCATCTGGCAAGTAGCCTTCCGCCACACCTTTATTTTGAGGTGGGTTAACTGGAACAGTCTTATATACACGCTTAACAGGATCATAAACAGTTTTGCGAGGACCTTCTTTTGCTAATTGTCCTACACGCTTAACCATGTTTTGATAATCATCGCCGTAGTCTACTTCTTTACTTTCGTCAACATTGTAGTTTTCTAATTTTTTCAATATTTGACGAATCATTATACTCACATCACTAGTGCCTAATTCTTCTGCACCAGCATGAAAGTCAGCTACATCCATTACTATATCACCTACTACTTCATGTCCATAACGTGTAACGATATCAGGATAGCGCATTTCTAAGCGATTATAAAGTATGTCAGCTAAATCACTAGCACTAATGCCATTTTGACTTTCTTTCAATGCCACTGGTTTACTTGTACTGTATTTACGTTCAGGAGTAGCTTCGTTTAATATGCCTGTTAAAATATTACTCATATTATTATTTTTTCTTATTCTTGTTATCTAACATACCGCGCTTGTTAGCTGTAGCCCATGCAATGTTCTCTGCTTCTTTATCTGAGTGACCAAGTTTCTTTTCGCTAGACTTGACATGTTTTACCATTCTATCAACTTTTGTGCCTTCAGCCACACCTTTTTGCAAGAAAGATGGGATAGGTCTATCACCACCTAGTCTTTTAACTGATGTTGGAGTGATAGTAGGATCAACTCTTGTGGCGTATGTTTTACGTGTGCTGTCTGCGCGACCGCGAACAGTTGGGTGACCGTCAGCACTCTTGGTAACATTTGGTACTTCGGCTTGACTCACTGTTCTTTTTGCTAGACTGTTGCTAGTGTCGGCGTACTTTTGTGTACTATGGTCACGTTGATGTTGCATTGACAATTCTTCCGCCACACCTTGAAGTTGTTTTCCCTCTAGATATTCACGGATAGTGTTTAGATAGTCATTGGCTTTAATAATCTTTTCTTGAACCCAACCTTCAAGGCCTTCTTCTTCACTAACATCTTTAATCATATGATAAACTGTTTTGGCGTTCTTTGCCGCACTAAACAAATCACTACGTGCCATTTCAACTTCATGGTCTAAACGACTTTGACCATGTTTAATTAAACCGGTTTTACTAGTACGGCCTTGACCAGGAACAATGATTAAGTCTTGTTCAGAAATTTCTTCTTCATTTACTTTGCTTTCTGAAATGCTATTACCATAAGAACCTTTCTTTTTGACTTTACCCTTCATTAAGTATTGAACTGGTTTTAGTCCAGGAACACTAACACTTTCTCGGGCTTGAGCCATCATAGGCATTGCTACGGATGAGACTGATCCGGCTGTGGTTGTAGATTCTGATATTTCTGTAAAACGCATAATGTAATTCCAATGTTATATAGTATTTATCAAAATACCATATTATGGAAAGTTATCAGATTTTGCCGTTTGCTTTTGCTGTTGGGGGAATTCCGGCTCTACTAGTGAGCCATCCGAATGCTTTTGCATTCTTTTTGATTGAATCAGGATGAACATCTACTGTCAATGCAGTCTTAAAACGTGGGTCGTTTTTCTCTTTTTCACTGGGAATATAACCACTTGCTTCTGACATTGATCCACGATATTGAATATCTTTACGGCCACCATATGGATTTATTGCTGGTGTTTTTTCGGCAGCAAATTGCAATGTTTCATCCTCTGCTACTTTTTTGTTTACATTAGATAATTCATATATAACTAAATCGCCATTGTCTGCCCTGAATGCTCTATAGCCCCATGCTTTGCTGTAACGCTGTACCAATCTATCGTATAACTTAGCACGACTTTCAGGGTTTTGACCCTGTTCCACTTCTTTCCTTGCTGAAAATGTCAATCTTACAGGCTTGTACTTTTTAACATACTGTTGAATCGCAGTCAATACTGTAGCAAAGACACGCATTGCGTCACCCTCGCCCGTTACTTCTTGACTGTTGTTTCTATAAAATTCAACTTGCACGACTTCTTCACCTTCGTCATCTTGTTGATTGTTGAACATGATACTTAGTGGGCTACCATCTGGTAATTTAGCTAATGCATCAACATCACCGTACTCACTCTTTTCCCACGTTAAGGGATATGGTTGGTCAAAGCCTTCATTAACATTATATGTAGGATCAACCTTCTGACGCTTCATGCCCTTAGGTTGATTAGGGTCCACTGGATCAATATCAGTTGTTGTCAACCCAGTCTTTTCTAAATCGTTGATGTATTGGTGTTCTAAATCTTCATCACCAAATGCCATGATAGTACTCGGAGGTCCTTTGCCAAAGTCATGTTTACCCAACCCTTTAAGATTACTGATATGTTGACCTAACTTGTACCAGTCATAAACATCACTTACATCTACTTTAACAGTACCTGCCGGCATAGTCGGTTTGAATTCAGGGCCAGGTGGTTTACCGTTTGGATCATAATCTTCATCGATAGTAGACAATACTTTTATTCTATTAGGCGGTACCAATGAAGTGATAGCAATTTCAAATTCCGCATTTGGTGTATATTCACCGGTTAGGTTTCTAGTATCAATCTCTATTATTGCTAGTTCTTCATCTTCATCGAATTCATCACCTAGCCAGTTCATCATAGCATCTTCTAGTGACGCTTTGTCCGGAAAGCAATATATAGCTGACTGTTCACCTTGAATTTTACTTGAACGTGCACCAACTTGAGGACGTAAACCTGCCTTCATGATGCTATCTAAGTTACTAGTAGGAGTAACGTGATAAACTTTTTCCGGTAGTTTGTTTTTTTCTTCTTGTATCTTAGTTGGATCTTGATACATTGTTTCGATAGTTAATAATTCACTGTGTAACTTATCTTTTAAATCATATAGTTTTGTAATGTAACCTTGACTACGCAATGCTTTGTATGCTAAATTTTCAGGACCAAACTCACCACCATTATCTAATCCTGCTTGTCTATATCTTCTAATTGTTTTAATTATATTTTGAACTTTACTATATTTTTTGGTCTTAAGTGCTATCTCTATAAGATTTAATAATTTTTCATATTTTGCTTTAGTGGCGGTTTGGTCAAAATTTGCTCTACGCTTAGTTGGGATTCTAAGCCATTTATCATTAAGGATACTGTACTCACCTAGACTTACTACTGGTTCTCTGGCGTCTTGTACATATAACTCTACGGGCACCCCATGTATTTTTATATCGTGGCTATCATTGTATAATGATTTTTTTGCATTGAATAGTTCTTTATATATTTCATCATTGGGCATTTTACTCATATCAACTAATATGTGTAAATCTAAGTCTGAGTGAGGGGTATAACTATATGCGGCATTACTACCTGAAACAGTTAAGTCTTCTACATCTATTCCCTGTATGCCTAATTCTTCTAAAAAATCTCTTGCTATTAATTTAAGTTGTAATTTAACTTCCGGACGCAAGTTATTATTATTCCATAACTTTGGATTAAGGTCATCATGGAAGGTGACTGCATCAGAAAGACGAAAGGAATCAAGTTCTTTTAAATTCATATAGTATTTATCAAACAAAAGCCCCTTTCGGGGCTTTATTTTACTGAACTGATATAGACTTAACTTCGTTACCGTCTTTATCAATTAGCTTTAATCCAGCTAACTGTTGTTGCTGTTCTAAGAACATAGGTCCAATTGTTTTCATCAAGTGATCTTGATTTTCTTGACAGAAAACATATGAACCTGAGTGACGTAATAATACACGTTTGTCAACCCAGATACGGCCGCCCATGTCACGCCAGTTTTCACAGAATGTCCAGTCTTCACTGTAGTAACGATTTTGACGAACTGCGGTATCAAAGTATGTTTTCAAATGTACATCATACTTTGGATCTAATCCAATGTCGTTCTTGTACTGCTTAACTGCAGGATGAGTTTTCATCTTTTCAAATACATGTTTCTTCATTAACAAGAATCCTGTACCTGCTTTACTTACTTCTTGTAAGCCGTCTGCGCCTTCTTCTGCACCTTCAAATCCGTTAACTACCCACTTGATTGGCATAGTCTTCATTGGGTACAATCCGCCGATAACGTCAACGTCACGGTTCAACAATACTAACAAGTGCCATGGTTCCCAACCAATGTCTGCGTCAACAAAGAACAAGTGTGTTGCGTCTGGCATGTCCAAGAACTTTGCAGTCAATGTATTACGGGCACGACTGATTAGTGACTCGTTAACCATTGTTTCTAATGTCCAATCAATGCCAAGCTGACGGGCAGTGTTTGCCCACTTGATAAATGACATGAATGTACTTTCAGTTAACATACCACCGTAACATGGCATAGCAATGTGTACACGGGTAGTTTTTAGAAAGTCTACGTTAACTTGAACTTGACCCTGTTGCGGGGCTTGTTGTTGCTCTTGTGCCGCTTGTTCGGCAATTTCCTGCACAGCTTCTACTGGTACAGTTTTTTCTTCAGTTTGTTTGGTTTTCTTAGTTGCCATTTGATCCTCTTAAATGATATAATTATTTACATCAGTTTGAGGTGTACGAATTATTTTTCTTCTATATAATCAGCACTTTCGGTTACCTTCTCTTGTTCATATGTTCCTGGGAAGGGTAAACCTAAAGAGCCACCGGTTTCTTTTTCAGTTATTGCGGCAATACCAGTTCCTATGCCTGCACTAGCCAATGTATACTTTACAGTATCACTCCAGCTTTTACCATTGATACGTGAAACAACAGTAGGAATAACAGTGTTTAATATTGCTTGTAGTGCTAGGTTAGTTTGTGAAGGACTTAGGCCCATTCGTTGTGCTGTAGTTAATACACCACCTGCTAATAATGCACCAATAGTAGTAACTATGCCACCCTGTATATATGGATTTTCTTTACCTTTTTTAAAGATATCAATTAACTTGCTACGAACTTTAGGATCATCTGTTTTTTGTAATAGGTCACGTGCTTGGTCAACGTAGTTATCTACTTTTTCTTTATGAATATTATTGACTACAGGTTTGTAAAAACTTATAACTGTGTCAGTTATTGGATCAACTTTTTTATCTTCTGCATAATTTACGCTTTCACCACCTCCACCGCCGTCGCCACCACCTTCACCGGATTCTCCACCACCATAATAGGCATAGCCCGGGAAGAAATAACCTCTCAGTGATCTTGAAGATTTTTTCTTTTTCTTTTTCTTGCCTTCATCTAACTTAACTTTGGCTCTCACTAAAGATTCGTAAATCTTAGCTTTCTGTTCAGGAGTAGCGTGTGGCAACAATACTTTAACTCTCTCAATATATTCTTTAATAGCTTGTTGTTGCTGGATGCCCATGTTCTTTGCTGTTACATCCATAAGGTGTTCTACCCAATCTGAGCCTAAAGTGTTAGTATCAAAAGCATTATACCATGTTTTAAGTTTATCTTGTTCGCTTGCGTTAGGGTTTGACAATACATTTCTAAGTTGTGTGAAACTGATACCAGTTCCACCTTTGTTTGGATCACGTTCTGTTCTAACTGTTTCAAAGTCTACTTGATTCTGTGTACCACCGTACTTAGCAATAGATGCTGGATCTTTCATACGCTTTTCTAAACTATCCATCCAGTTTTTCATACCTTCATAACGGTCATCACCTACTAATAAGATGACTTTGTTATATGGACTATTCGCTGGAAGAACAAGTTCTTTCTCAATCTTCTTCATTGGAGTACCTTGAGGATTCCAAACTTGAATGTTGTTTGCATACTTAGGATACAATTTACGCAGTGTTCTTACTTTATCACCGGGCGGGATAGGATCGTCTGTTGGATTAGTTACAGGACTAACATAGATATAAGGATCACCACCTACACTTTTAGCAGTATCAATTGTTTGTTGAATTAATTGTTGATGACCTTTATGTCCAACGAATGATCCAATGGTTACAACAGCAGGCTTAACACGGTTGCTACCTTCTGTTGGTTTTTTGTTCATTGCTTGTTTTGCAGCCATCTTGTTTTGCATATCAGGGCTAGTAACTTTAGCAAGTGTACCACTAGGCATATTGATAACAAGACCTTCAATCATATCACCCAATTGATCTTTGCCTGCAATAGGACTACTAATAATAGCATTGCTCAATGCTTGTCGTGCTTTACTTAATATAAGTTTTGCTTTTTGTTTGTCAGGAGTGTCTCCGCGTTGTGCAACTGCACTAGTAAGTGCTTCAGCATTCTTAACAATTGGATTAACAATTTTACTAACATCAATACCCTTATGTGATAGAGTATTGTTTATCATTTTAATATTAGGTGTACTATCTTTGATTAACGCTTGCTTAATCTTTTGACTGTCAGGTCTTGTTTCACCTGTGCTATATTGCTTAACACTTATTGGAACAAGAGTCATTGACTTTCCTAATTTCTTAGGATCATAAGGAATGTTTACGAATTTATAGCCACCGTCTTCTTGTTGTGCCATTGGATTGAATAACATCTCTGCTTGCACAATTGTATCAGATGGAATATCTTTCATAAAATCAGCATTAACAATTGTAGCTAATGCTTTATCGTAATTCTGTGTACGTGCTAACTGTTCTTCTGACTGACCCTGACTTCTTCCATAGATTTCAAAATCACCAATATTATCTGCTGTCATAGGCTTGTCAACACGACTGGTCATGAAGAATGGCTCACCTTCAGGTGTTTTACCAAATCTTATACCAGCACCATCAACTTTCAAGTTGATTGGAACACCTTGAAACTTGCCACCGTCTTGTGCAATTTCTTTTGCAAAGTTAATGAAGTCTACATCCTTCATCTCAGTACTTGATCCGGGATTGTATATGTGTTGAATACCTTTGCGTTTATAACTTGGAGCAGCCTCATCAAGTGTGTTCTTTGCCATTTGTTTGACAATATTTTTTCTTGTTTCAACACCTTCATCTGTGCCAGTCATCTTATATGATTTGCGATATGTATCAAGCATTTGATCCAAATTAGCTGGCTTCTCTATCTTCAACGTATTCAACATCGTGTTGATAGCAGTAGTCTTTTCTGCAATATCTTTATCAGGATTGTTTTTGTACATTCCTTGAGCACCAGGACCAATAGTCTTTTGCAAGAATCCGTTCAACACTTGTTGTTTTTCTTCTGGACTCATCAACGTATTCATAACATTCAATAAGCCAGTGAACGACCAAAATTGTTTTTGTAATGCTTGTGCTTGTTTAGGATTTAAACGTTGTCCCAAAATTGTTGAAAAAATCTGTCCAATGTTTTGTTGATATCCTGCAGTGGGTGCCTCACGCATTACAGGCAATCCGTTGATTACTAATGGCTTACCATTATCATTTAAAACTGGTTCATACTTTGCACGTAACCCGCCGCCTTCTTTACTAGACACGGCAAAACTATACATGTTATCTGTTGTTGGTTCGTCAACTTCTTGACGTAGTTTTCCGCGACCTTTCATTTTACGCAATAAGAAATCCTTGCGTGTTAATGCTGTAAATGCTTGAATCAACCACTTGTGGAATACACCCTTAACACCTGCTTGCAAATCTTCCCATGAACTACTATGACTGAATTTAGCCCAATCAGTTGGCAAATCATTTTCAAACTCTACAAATTCAAAATCTATTTGTACCTTTACCGGTGGGTCTTGTAATTCAAACAGTCCAGAGAACTGTTCATTACCACGTTGAAAACCTAAAAACTTAGCAGGACCAATTTGTTTGTTTGTGTATGCAGTTAAGAATTGTTGTAAATCAGGTTCTTTTGTTTTGTCAACCATTGTATCAATGTCACCAACTGTTGGTTTCTTCTCTACAAAAGTTTCATCAGGAATACCCTTGACATTAAAGAAGTGTAAACTACTTCCACTTAAGAACTCACCACTTGCTAATACTTTTGGATTCCATAATGGTTGCTTATACATCTTAGCATAAGCCTGATTGATTGCATTTAGTAGCTCATTTAATTTAGGAACCATGTAGTTACGATTTGTAACCTTTAGGTCTAAGTGTTGTGCTTCCTGTGATCCTATGGATAGGTTGCCGCCTTCAAGTAGGCATTTACGGCTTTCAAGTATTGCGGCTATTTTCATTTTAGTAGCTCAATTTTACGAAATTGACTAATCCTTGTTGGAAGTCTTCTACCTTAGCCCGCATATAAACAAAATTACCTTGTATATTGGTATAAACACTTGCGTTTGCATTTTGCTCACTATTAGCTTCTAATGTATACACATTAAACCAATCTGTACTATTAGGATTTGATGCTAAACTTGCTTGGATGACAATATTTCCAGTACAATTAGTTAAATTAATATTAACTGTTTGCAGGTCTCTGTTTCCTAAATAATAGGCAGCGGCTGGTTGTGTATTGCCTGTTACAGTGTAGGGTGCCCCATTACCAGGATTCTGATAAGCAGTTTGAGGTAACAGTACAAGTGTAGTAGTTTGGCTCATTATGCTCGTACCACTTCTACGACAACTGCGTCACCGACTAGTTCTTGTGCTACCTGCTCTAATGCTTGTTGAATGTCATGACCAGCGATACCGGAAACGTCTGTTTCACTGTCCTTGACGATTTTACTAAATTTAATGACGATAACGTCCTCTACAATCTGTGCCATGAAAAATACTCCATTATAGAGTATTTATCATTCTAAACAAGTTCTGGACGCTTTTCTAATTTATATCGTTTTCCAAGATGTTCCCCGTGCATTAATGCTAGATAACTCAATGTGCTTTCATTATCATAGTCAATAAAATGACTTGAACTAGAATATCTATACCGCCAACTACTAGCAGCATTATTATAGCCTTTTAACCATATTTTTAATGAATTACTTGGATGCAGGGATTTTGTTCTACCGAACAACTCTGTTAAATCTTTGCAAAAGTTTTGTGGTATAACTTTTGATTTTAAATAAATTCTGTAGGGATATTTAGGTTCATTTACAAAATGCTTTACTCCCGCAAACTGTGATTTTTGAACCTCAGTATAATCATATGCTAGATTAGCATCAATGGTTTCAATTGTTTTTAACAAAGATAAATCATTGCAAAAAATAGAAACTGTGTCACGTTCAATTCGAATGGTTGCAGACTTTTCTTTACGTCTGAGATTTCTCCATTCAATATATGCTTTTATAGATTCTAGATTTTTAGTAACATCAGGTTTATCTTTTTTATTAATTACTTGCCAACCAGTAGTTGCAGTATACCGAGTCATGAAGTCTGCTACAGATTTTGCATACCACGTATAACGCACACCGGGTAAACGAAACCGTACCCTGTATGCGTATTTGTTGTAATAATCATCATCACGGTAATCGTAAAAATCAATTCCCGGAACGTTGTCAACTGACTTCAATAATCCCATTTTCATTTACCTTAGCTGTGAGTTTTTGTGCAACCGTAAAATCAACTTTATCTTCATTCATAATAACAGTAATTGTACTATTTTTGATTCGCTCAAACAATACTTTTTTACTTAACGGTACCCTAATTAATTCATCAATCTTGCGTGATAGTGGACGTGCGCCCATCTTTTTATCATATCCTTGCTCAGCCAAATAATTGATAACGGGTTCAGTAAGTGTAAGACTAATATTATGTTTTTCAATGAGGCTCTTTTTCAAGTCATCAGTAAACTTAATTACAATCTTCTTAATAGCAAGTGTGTCAAGTTTATTGAATTTGCAAATCAAATCAACACGGTTTCTAAACTCAGGTTTAAAGAATTCTTTCAATGCTTTATCATCTTCACCTTGTTTTTCTTGTGCTCCAAAGCCAATGTTATTACGTTCTCCGTCAGCACTACCCAAGTTACTAGTCATAATGATAATAGCATTTTTACAGTTAACTTTTTTACCGTTACTTCCTGTAATCTGACCTTCATCTAACATCTGCAAAAAGATATTAAAGATATCAGGGTGTGCTTTTTCAACTTCGTCAAACAACATGATAGCATGTGGGTTCTTACTTAAGTCGCTAATCAAACGACCACCGCCAACTTGACTATCACCGAAGCCAACATAACCAGGGGGAGGGCCGATCAAACTTGATACTGAGTGCTTCTCACCGTATTCACTCATATCATATTTGAGCAATGGCATGTCAAGGTTCTTACTTAACAACTTAGCCAATTCTGTTTTACCTGTACCTGTTGGTCCTAAGAACAAGAAACTACCTGTTGGTTTAGTGTCATTGCCGATACCAGCAAAGTTAACATAGATACGTTCCAATACTTGCTGAACAGTTTCATCCTGTCCATACAACTTACCTTTGATGTTAATTTCAAGATTATTGATGAGGTCAAAGTTATCACCTTTCATCTTGTCTGCCGGCACACCTGTGAACTTCTCAACTTGGTCAAACACAAGTTCTTTAGTAATCAATGCACCCTTATTGCCTGCAACACGTTGTTTAGCACAAGCCGCATCAAGCAAGTCAATACTCTTGTCGGGATTCTTGCGGTCATGAATATAGCGTCCTGATGATTCTACTGCGGCTTTAATTGCATCCTCAGTAATCTCAACACTATGGAAGTCATTCAACCGTGTACTAAGTCCTGAAAGAATTCTAATAGTTGAATCAGGAGAGGGCTCATCAATTGCTACACGATAGAACCTACGCATCAAGGCACGATCCTTCTCAAAACTTTCGTAGTACTCTTCCCATGTAGTACTTGCAATAACCTTTAGTGTACCTTTAGTGATAGCAGGCTTAATCATGTTAGCAAAGTCAACACTACCATTGTTTGCTGAACCTGCACCCTGCATGGTATGTGCTTCGTCAATGAAAAGAATTGCTTTCTTTTTAGTATTCAATGCATCCAATACCGCTTTTACTTTTTCCTCAAAGTCACCTCGATATTTACTTCCTGCAAGTAGTGAGCCTACTTCCAAACTATAGACAGCGTGATCCTTAAGGAACTCGGGTCCATCACCATTTTGAATTAAGCTAGCAAGACCTTCTGCAATAGCAGTTTTACCAACACCCGGATCACCAACCATCAATACGTTTGCTTTAAATCGTTTAGCTAGTACGTTGACAATATCATCAAGTTCTTTGCTACGACCAATCAATGGTTCAAGTTTACCTTGTTCAGCAAGTTGTGACAAGTTGATAGTGTATTCTTCTAATATTTCGTCGGCTTGATTTTCACTAAGATGTGAAGTATGCTCACCACCTTTATAATGTTTCTGCCAGTATGCAACAAATTCATTTTTATTAATGCCGTATTTTAGTAGAAAGTAATGTGCATGGCTATTACCTTCTGCGGCAATACTTAGATATAAATCAATCGTAGTTACTTGTCTACGACCGGTGAACAATACTTGTGTGACACTACGATTAATGACACGTTCTAGGCTATTTGTTTTGCGTGGCACTACTTCATCAGTTGCAGAAATAATAGCGTGTAAGCTATCTAAGTATGCAGTGATTTCTTGTTCCATTGTATCAATGTCTGCACCAAAACCACCCACACATTTTTTAAATGGGGGATATGTAATTAATGCAAGTAATAGATGTTCAACAGTAACGTACTGTTGTTTTCTAGTTTTAGCAGATTCAATCGCTTGTTCAATGATGCTTTCGATTTCTGGTGAGTTTATCATATTAACTTCCTTTTATTATTTAGATTGAAGAATGCTTGTAACAATTTGTTCATCGATTATATCAGGAACAAATGGTTTAAGCAATATTATTTGGTCTCCGTACTGACTAGTACCGTAGACGGGCATACCCTGTCCTGCAATTTTTAATTGCACATATGGTTGTGTTTTTGGTTTTATAGATACTTCAAATGTTTTTCCCGAAATAGTAGTAAATTCAAATGTAGTTCCTGTTATCAAATCAAGCACTGACATTGCAATATTGCAAACCAAATCGTGGTTCTTTCTTTCAAACTTAAGATCAGGTTGAATTCTAAATTCAACCATTAATGAAGCACCGTCGATTGCATTATCAATTCTAATTTGATTCCCATTTTGAACACCTTTCGGTATTTGAATTTTTACCAAGTGTGTATTAGTTGGGGTTTGTAATTTCAATGTTTGTTCTTCACCGAAATATACTTGTTGTAATGTTGTTTGAACACTAGTTCTAAAAACTTGTTGTTGTGGTCTTTGTTGTCTATTTTGATGTTGCTGAAACATATCAAAGAAATCAGCAAATCCACCTGAACTAAATGGGAAACCACCGGGTGTACCTTGATTAAAATGAAACCCTTGTGGCATAGGGTTATCATATTGTTGTCGTTGATTTGGATCGCTTAATATACGATATGCTTCTTCGATCTTTTGAAACGTGGAAGTATCACCACCCTTATCCGGGTGATGTTTACTTGCCAATCTGCGATATGCTTTTTTGATATCATCAGGTGTAGCGTTTTTATCAACACCTAAAGTTACGTAATGGTCCATTCATTGAGTATAGCAAATATTATTGCTATTGTCAATATTTATTAAGATTTTCCTTCAATCTTTTCTTTTGTGCGTCCATAGGCTGCGATACCAAGAACTGCACCCATTGCAATATGGTACAAGCCTGCACCTTGCAATGTTAAGGGTTGCCACTGACTAGTCACGTTACCGTGTGTTAGTGCTTGTAGTAAACTCCATAATATAGGAAATACAACAAAGTCCATAGTACAAGTTAGCATATAGATCCAACCCATAACTGGACGCCATTTTTTATTAATCCAATCTGTGTTGTCGTTAGCTACTAATACGTCTGCACCACTGGCTGCATTAGTAGGAGCCGCACCTGTCAATACTGGTTGACTACCGGTTGATTGATTAATATTTGTTGTACTTCCAAATCCTGTTGTGGGCGGTACTGCACCGAATCCCGGACTTGATGTACCAAAATTACTGGGCCCGAATACGCCTGTCGAAGGTAAGCCAGATGTTGAAGGCCCGGTGAATATGTTGGTTGTTGCATTTATATCTCCGAATGAGCTACCTTGAGGGAATTGAGCAATGCTAGGATCACTTGCTAATGCTTCGTGATGGTCATCGTTAGTTGCTAATGGATTTTCAAATCCTGATTTTTTGGGTAATATTGTTGTTGCCATATTATAATCCTGCCATAGATTTAAAGGCTCTTAACTCAGCATCTTGTTCTGGTAAAACTTTAACTGGTTCAAGCCCTGCTTTCTGACGCATTTCGTTTAATTCTTCTTCACTTTCTTCTTCTACACGATATTCATGTGGGCTTATAGTGATAACTTGTTTTAACTGTTCAACGTCAGGTTCATATTCTTCTTCATTAACTTCAACTGTCCATTCGTCTAAATCCATGTCAGTTAATGTTTTTAAATCTTCTAAAAGTTCTACAATTCTTTCGGGTACTTTACTTCTGCGTTTCATTTCTACAAATACTAAATGCTGCCCTGGCGCTAATTGACCATCACTTAAACTAGCATCAAGTATCCAGTCATACCCACGTTCAAACCAATCAACTAAATCATTTCCTGCGGCTTCACTCGTAACAATGAATGCTAGTGTTACAATCTCGCTATCTCTACCCATTTTTGCCGCATATTCATCTACAGAAACGTTAGGTTCTATTTGATCTACCATATCCAGATAATCTAAGCCTTCATTAATAATTCTTTTATTCATACTTTACCTTTAAACGGGCGGAGGGGGTGCTTGCGGTGGTGCCATCATACCGGCATCTGCTGGTAATGATTGGCCATTTTGCCCGTCATCTAAATTATCATCTTTTTGTAAATCTTTATCGTATGCGTCATCGATTTCTTGTAGGTCAATTGTGTCGCCGGCTAAGTCAATTGAACCTTCTTTAATGTCATCTAGTAAATCTTTAGGAACTTCAATATAAACAAACCAAACTTTTCTAGGAGCCATTTTAGGATATCTTGTTCCCGGCTTGTAATCGTCATAGTCTTTTACTTCTACGGGAACTTCAATCTTTGATTTTGCAAACTTTACTTTACAACCAATTGAAACTAATCTTTTAGCACCTTTTGGATCAGGCATCAAATTATATGGCCACATGAAAATACAACTAACTGTGTATCTACGGACATTAGGTCCTTGGACCAACTCGCCTAAATCCCAATTTCTAAAGGCGTATAAATCTGATTCGTCTAATACTCTCTCATAATCTAAAAGAGTGTTCATAGAACCATCACTGGTAAAAATACCTTTTACTGTGCTGATTATACTAACGTAATCAACATTGTCAAAAAAGTTGTCTGCTGTTTCATGGTGCTTCATTATTATATTTATCTTTAATTGAATATTAGCACTAATAAGAGTCTTTGGTGCCATGCAGCCTAATATTTAGTCTAAACAAATGTGTTAAAAGTATGCTACTTTGCATAGTGAATAGCCTCTTAAATAGATTTGAATGTTATGAGCATTCATGCTCTTAAAAAGGAGAAATAACTTGAGCAAACGTAAAACAAGCGCATTACGCACACCGGAACAAGACACACGATTTTCACACAGTAGAAAAAAAGATGAGCAAACATTTTATACGAAAGAGTCAAAAACAATAGATTTCTCACAAGCACATAAGATTATGCGGGTAAACACAAAACCCGTTCAACTAGTCCCAAAATCTCTAAACCAAGAAAAATACATCCTAGCTTTACTAGACGAATCCACAGATATAGTGGTTGTTACAGGTCCAGCAGGCACGGGTAAAACATACTTGGCTATGCAGGCAGCAATCAAGGCCTTAAGAAGTGGTGACTGTGATAGAATTATATTGACACGACCTGCTATAGGTGTTGATGATGAAAAACATGGATTCTTGCCCGGGGATATCAATCAAAAGATGGAACCGTGGACTAGACCGTTATTAGACGTATTGCGTGAGTATTATACCACTAAGGAAATTACCCACATGCTAGAAGAACAAATAGTGGAGATTGCGCCCCTAGCATTCTGTCGAGGTAGAAATTTCAAGAATAGTTGGATAGTATTAGATGAAGCGCAAAATGCAACTCCTGGTCAACTCAAAATGATTATGACTAGAATCGGCGTTAACAGTAAGATTGTAATTACTGGTGACATTGAACAAACCGATAGAAAAACAGCCGACAATGGGCTACTAGACTTACAAAATCGATTGAGGAAGGGGGTGATTCCAGGGTTGCAATTATGCCACTTTGAACTGAAAGATGTTCAACGTCATAAGATTATTGAACACGTACTTAGAATGTATACGTAAAATAAAAGGGGCTTTATGCCCCTTTTATATTCCAATTAATAACTTTGGTATTTGCTAGTTTATTTTTAAAATCAGACACTTCAGCTAAAGTAGTCGGCAAAGGTCTGTCACTAATACTTTCAAGTTGTCCTATTTTCATGTATCCAAATGCAATTTTTGGATCAGCTATGTCTATCCCAAAATAATCAAACCCACCTTTTGCTTCATAGAAAGTCTTCCATCGTTGCATGTATGCAAGTTTTCTTTCTTCTGTATGTGAAATATAATCAAAGAAATGCATCCGTACGCTTGCAGTAAACTCACGTTGTGGAACAAATTGATCTTTGGGGCATTCAAAATCATTGGTTATAAAAAGTTCTTGTGCATGTTTACCCACATGACAATAATGTATCATTAAATCACCAAATAAAAAATAACTGGTAAATAAGTTATATCCTTCTTCAGGAATGGGTATTCTAACAAAAGTTGACTTATTGAAATCTAAGCCAATTCTAAAAGCAGGAGTAATAACAGGTTCTTCACCCGATGATGTCCAAAAGCTAGCCAAGCATGATTCTAACCAATGAATTATATCGTTGTATTCAGTTAAAAATCCCCATAAATGTTCATAGTTTTTGTCATTTACTAAATGAGGGAAATGAACATGCATAATGTGTAATGCATGACTCCAATTAGATTCAGTTATTTCAACTTTGTAAATTTGATCCGGTATATTGCTATTAATAATATCTGATAGCTGATATAATCTTTGTATTCTAGAATCGATTAAGTCTCTAGAAGCATAACCTGTATAATGATTTAATGGACAGCAATCATCAATAGTACAAGATTGAATTAAAGTTGCCCATTGGTCAACTACTGTATGCTCTACTAAATTGTAGACTAGCGTTATGTTATCAGTAAAATTTACTTCAAACTTTTTGTGTAGCGTCATTATTTGCTTTTTCAAGTTGGTCAATTAATGTAGGATAAATGCGTTTGTAGTATTCATTCATTTTAACCCAATCACTGTCAACTGTTTTACCTTCAATAATGCACTTATCAATTTTCTTTTTAGCATAATCTAAAATAACGTTGCAAGACTGTACATCAGATGTGCGTACTTTTTTACTGATGGTAACTTGTTCATCAATTTGACCGTTTGGTTTTCTTATAAATGTTATTAATAAGTATCTCATGTTGTTAGTTCTACTAATGTTGCTGCCATTGATATCTCGGGGATACCAACTAATGGTAAGTTTGCAAGACCATTACGAATAACGATAATACTTGCATCACGTTTCTCTTGCGTCTTACCCCACAAATCTAGATTGTCATACATCCATTTGTATGTATCTTCAATACGTGTAGGATAGAGTGCGATATACTGCATTAATTGTTGGCGACCTTCAAGTATTTTACCAGACTTAAATAGGGCTGTTGCTTCCAACAACAACTCATGTTCGCTATTTCCTTCTGCTTGTGGTGCCAACAACTTGCCAGTACTGCTATTTACTTGTAATTGATTCAGACATTTACGCAAGTCTGGATAACTTACACGTACATAGCTGTCTAAATCATCTAAATCAAATTCTACGTTTTCACTTACTAATACAGTAGCCGCACGTGCAGTAAATTCTGTACGATCTGGCTTTGCAATGTGAAATTTATGACAACGACTTTCTCGCAATGCAGGAATAATTTTATGCTCGTAATTACATGTTAAGATAAAACGAACAGTTTGTGCATATGCTTCCATATCATTACGCAATGCCGCTTGAAATTCTGATGAAGTATAATCTGCTTCATCTAACAGAATGACTTTGAATTTACCAAAGGGCATTGTTTGTGCAAAGCCATTGATTTTTTCTCTAACAATCGCAACACCGTTTTCACGACTTGCATTGATTTCCATTACATCATAATCTTCTACGCCCAACTCTTTGATTAAGACTTTTGCAAGTGTAGTTTTACCTGTACCCGGATCACCTGAGAACAACAAGTGAGGAATAGAACCATCTTTGATCCAACCTTCTACTTGTTGCTTTTGCCGTTCATCAACGAATACATAATCATTGATTGAACTAGGACGATACTTTTCTACCCAAAGTTGATTTTTCATTTACGGTCGCCAAATAGTTGTAGTAAGTTAATAAACAAGTTAATAAAATCCATATATAGAGTTAATGCACCACTGATTTCTGCGGCTGGTGCAGTATCTTCACTTAGTTCTTCACGTATCTTCTGTGTGTCATATGCAGTTAATCCTAAGAAAATGATAATAGCTAATGATGAAATCACCATCTGCATTACAGTTGATCCTATGAAGATGTTGATTATACTAGCAATAACGATTGCAATCAAGCCAACAAACATAAATTTGCCCATACTATCTAAACTACGCTTAGTAAAGTACCCATAAAAACTCATAACTCCAAACAGTATTGCCGCACCCATAAAAGCTGACACAATACTGCCCATAGTGAATATAGCAAAGATTGTAGCAAAACTCAATCCCATTAATGCCGCAAAACTATGCAAGCATAACTGTGCTAGACCTTTACTAGGATTGTTAGCTAGTACCATAGAAATGCCAAGTATTGCTAATAATGGTGCAAAGATTACAATCCATTTTGTTATACCTGTAAAAAAGAACTGCAATAATTCTGGTGTAGTTCCTACCCAGTAACTAACTAGCATGGACACAATAACTGCTAAACTCATGTGTCCGTAAACGCGGCCCATTGCTGAATTAATTTCTTCAGCACTTCTATATGTTGGTGTTGTTTCAAAAATTGTAGAATCCATAATTTTCTCCTTATCTTTTTAATGCTTCATATGTAATGATATGATTTAGTGCTTCGCCCATGTCTTTGTCATTAGGAACAAGATGTAATGAATGTGTATTCCTATCTGTTTGAGGATCATAGTCACGTAGTTCAACAACATGTCCGCCATTTGCTTTATACAATGTGAATGTTACTCCTCGGCTATGCAATTCATTAGAACCTGTTGGAAGTGCTAATCCTCTACGCATTTTAACAGAAGCAATTGAATTCCCCGCAATGTCTTCTTGTGGTTGATTTGCATCTTCCCACGCTTGTTTACACTTTTTAGCAAACCATTTATCAAACCATTTCATTTTTATTCCTTAATAAAATTATGTTTTAACAGATAATTATACCACATCTCTGCTCCTTCTTCTTGTGCTTTGTCAGTTGTATGCCATCTTCTCGTAGTATTATTTTGATCCCATCGCCATGGATTTAAACTGTCACTATTGCATACTATTTTGTGATTGTTCTCGGTAGAAAAAACATTAATAGAAGCCTCCATATCAAATAGAATCATAACAAATGGAATATTACTATCCTCAAGTGCTTTATAACCACTGTGAAGAATAAACGAATCCATATGTTTTTTATAATCTGCATCATACAGATAATCAATATAATATTCAAGTGCTTTGGCTTGCTCGTTAGTTACATTGGGTCTTGCAGATATAGTATCTGGGTTAATTATTTTTTTAAAAAATGGAACATCGCTTGTTAGAATATTGGTGAATGTTTCGCTAACTATTTTATTATTAAATTTTTTATTTTCACAACTTCTATCAGGATATGTTTCAATATTGTAATCTAAATTATACACACCGTCACGTATATTATATTTTTTTCCTAATTTAGGAAATTCCATTCTGTTAGGAGAGGTCGCACCTATGATTACTAAATCAACTTTTTGTTTGATCATTTCATCAATTTGCAATCTTATGGCAGTATTACTACACGCTCCTCGGGCTAATGTAAAATAATCATATCCAATTTTTTTTGCAAGTAATTCTGTAAAGTGTTTGCCCGCACTATCTTTTATATCACGGCGATCACCGCTGATAGTAGCAGCCATGTAACTATCCCCACAGACTCCCAATACTGGCATTAATATACCTTATCGCTAAATGTCATGTCATTCACGTATTCATCTGACACAAGTAGTATATCATTAATATCAACACGGCGAATAGTTTTTTCGCCCTCTTCGTCTACAATATTAACACCGCGAGTCCATCGACCGTGACTAATCATAATCCACTTACCCTCTACTAATTCAGGGTCTTTTTGTTCAGCTCCTACTGCATAAATTTTACCCCAGCGTGGGCGAATACCTGCTGATTTCATATCATCATTTGGTAATAAAATACCACCATTTGTAATACGAGCATCAAATGACATATCGCATACAATCACATGCGATCCTATGGGTTTAAAATTAGCTTTAGTAATTTTATGTGGCTCAAATGCCTTTTTCATTTCTTACCTTTCTTTACTTCTTCTGCTTTAATTTTTTCAATTTCTAAATCATCTTCAAGTGATTCTTCTAATTCAATTTCTGCTGGAGTCAACTCAGCTAAATCAAGTTTAGGCTTATCAGGTTGAATTCTTGGTTGTGATTTTTTTGTTACTTGGGCTGAACGATTACCTACTGTTTTGGAATAAGAATCACTTACTTTATTAGTTACGGCTTGAGTAACTCGCCCAAATGCATCGATAGTATCACCACGTGCGTTAAGATTCTTTACATTACCTACGGCTCTAGTTTTTTCATTTTTTGAACGTAATGCGTTCATATCAACACTTTTACCCATTGCTGTTCTGTATATAGACATATAATTTTTTCCTTATTTTAAAAACTCATCAATAGACAAGTCGTAATATAAACTATTTATTCTGTGAATCCCTATTAGAAACAATACAAAACTTGCTACACTACTACCTCTACCCACACCCCATAAAATATTATTACTACGCATAGTATCAACTAGATACTTTAAGTATTGTAATAATATAAACATATTTCTTTCGTGGAACATCAATAATTCTTCACCTGCTCTTTGTAGTTCTGCTTCATTGGTGCATTGATCCAAAACAAATTTAGCAATATCCATTTCTAAATATTCTTTGGGCATTTGCCAATTAGATTGATTCTTCTTATCGAATTCTTCTATTGAGATATCGGGATTAACATATTCAATGAGTTTTGGTAAATCTTCAATTGAATATAGTACATTGTCAAGGGTAATTAACTTTTCAGTGTAAACTTGTTTTATATTGCGTGTAGGATCACGCAAAAATAAATCACACAAGTCATTTTCACTAAGAATAGGTTGTCCGTATATATCAGTACGCATACAACATTATGACATAATTGATTTTAAAAATCAACTAATATGGTTATTTTTCAGCTTCTGTGGTAAACAATATTTCGGATGATTTGTTATACTTTTCTTCCCAATCAAGTCCGCAGCCAAACCAATCACTATTTTTTACCAATTTAACAATTTTTTCTTTTTTGCTTATTTTAGGAATATCAGTAATTGATGTTGAAGATTCTAACCACCATCCCTTATTACCAAAAGGGTTATGTGAAGCACTATCTATATCATATACAAATCTTACATCATCGCTTAACTCTGACCGAAACACTATGTCAGTTATTTCTAATCTACCTTCAACAATAGCATTTAATTTTAACAACAACAATATTGCTAAAATTTGATCATATGGTTCTTCGGGTAAAGTACATACTTTAATATCTGCTTGGGTATATTTCTCAATAGCCTTTTTTTCAGCATCATGAACAAATACACTGTTTGATAAACAATCTGAAAGAAAATATATTATTCTATCCATTGCAATATTTTGTTCTCTAATTGACATGGTCTCAACTTCCATTGCCAATGATATTTCATAGATGTTCATTAAAAAGTTTCCTTCAAAATGAACAGCAGCCTGAAAACTAAAATCACGTTCTATTCTTGTTCCCAATTTGATCCTCTCGTTGTATGTTTACTTGAGTTTGGATGTTTTGTTTGCTAAACAATTCATCCATTTTTTTGCGTGATTCTTTATGGTAACTTTCGATTACCATTTGAATCTGATGTATTAATGGACCGTTTCCCGTACGATGTGCAAAGGTTAGTTTAGTAGTTAAATCTGACAGTGCAGTTTGAAGTTCTTCCAAACTTTTATCAGATAAGTTATTGATGAACGGGTGTTCCATTCAGATATTTATTACCAGGTTGTCAGAGCAATTCTTTTCCAGATGTCCGAACCGTTGTATGTAACTGCACTGAATGAGTTAGCAGTGGTTGTTAGTGGAACGTTTGCCCCTGCTGTTCCAGATGTTCTAGATGCACTAACAGATATAGTTCCATTTGCACCCGAAGTAGCAATAGTTTTAACATAGTAAATTGTACCGGGTACTAAGTTAGCCTGTGTTACATTTGCTCCAGAGAAAATAATAGGATCATTTGCTGTCAAACTACCTGTATTAGAAACAGTTATAATATTTCCAGTAGCATTTGAGTTTGCTACTGTAATAGTATTTGCAATAGAATCATATGAAGCAGTACACACATAGACATAATTTGCGTCAATAGAAATGTCTCCAGCAACATCACCTTGAAAGCCTGTCGGAGAAGGAGTTCGTTGTTGAACCTGTGTTGCTTGTCTTGGCCTATTAATTGGCGAAATGTATAATGTGTTTCCACAATCAACTGTACTTATTTGATAGTTCATTTGTGTCACACCATATGGTACTGACACTGTTACGAATCCACCTACATTTGAATAATTTTCTAATGTTGTTGCACCGCTATCATTACTGACAACTACGTTACCTGAAAAAGTTACAAACGCAGTTGAGTTTGAAACTGCTAGTTGCAATTGAACATTACTTTGTGTTCCGGTAGGTGCCCAACTACCAAAGTTAATAGTAGTATTACCGGCAACAGTACCGTAATGTACATCACCTAAAGAAACATCTACTAAAACGGTTCCTGATAATGCATTGCCTAAATTATAAGTGGTTGCTCTAAAGCTACGTGTGCTTGCATTGCTAATAAGAGTATTAGCCATATCATTGTTAACAGTAGTGTTTGCTAATGCTTGCTTTACCACCACATTGTTTTGTAAGTCTGTGATTTCTGTGGCAGCAACATTTAGATTGTTTCTAATAGAGGCAAAATTATCTCTAAACCCTTGGCTGTTATTATTGACACCGGGTATTGGGTAATTTACGTTAATTGCATTTGTGTTGATTGTACTCATTGTTTTATTCCGTTATATATATTTAGTATTGTGTATTGTCCGGTAAAATAGTTTGTCTCGGGAATAACACATAAAAATCTTTACTATTCAACGGATCTGGTACAGGATTTGCGCTAGGTAAGCCAGTCCAAGCAGGAGGACTTAGGTTATTGTCCCAATTATAAGTATCACTCTTATTAACACTAAATCTATCAATTTTAAAGTTAATTTGATTTAGTGTGTACGGCCAATTAGTTTCAATATTGACTTTTATCTCACTTGCTCTTCCGGGCTTTGTATAACAAATCACCCATGCTTGTGTGTACCCCAATGTACTACCGTTTTCTTGTTGACTTGTCATCCATAATGGTAAAAGTGTACTGTCAAGTTCTTGACCTAATACGTCTGCTACTTGAGTACGCATATTATACAAACTATTAGGATATAGCGTTCTTGCAAACCCAGGAGTTAAACTGGTATAATATTCTTGATCTAATACTACGTCCCAACTAGTAAAAATATTAGTTACACTTGTGTACCAAGGTCCTAAAAATAAGTTAATAGGTCTAGGCCAATATATGCTTTTCTCTATGCTAACACCTTGAGAATTTACAAGGTTATCGATAACTTCACTATACACTACTTCATAAATTATGTTACCGGCAGCATTTTTTGCCACTGCTGTTTTTAATTCACCTAAAGTAATATTTCTCCAATAATGATTTTCTCTTTGTATAGCGGCGATATACTCTTGGATATCACTTGCAAATATACCATATGCATGTTCGTATATAACACTATTAGCTTTACCAAAATAAACATCATCTGCTCTATAAAGTGCTTCATTAGGTATCAACTCAGTGTTTTCCAACAATGTGTTTAATATCTGTCTATCTTGTATACTAGGTGCAGCCTGAATGTATACGATATCAGTAGGTTGTCCATACTGCTGTAGCACATTTAGAGTAAACGTTTTAGATGATGAGACTATATTATAATCAGGTGAGAATGCATCAACTGTAAAAGTAAATTCAGTATTTTGTCCAACTGTTAAAAATTCACTTGTTGGCTGATCTGCGATAAAGCCTGTTATCTGCCCATTAGAAAGTAACGTTAAGTTAGGAGGTAAAGTACCTGATATGACTCTGTAATTTAAAGTAACGTCAGATGTTGCTTCAACAAATAATGTACTTATGGTTCCGTTATATACTGTACCCAAATCAGTAGGAGTTACCCATATAATTTCTCCAGTAACATCCTTACTTAAATTAAATGCAAAGTTAAAGTTTGTCGTAGAAATAGCAGGATTTCCTTGCTTTCGTACACTTACGTTAAAACTATAATTGTTTATACCAGGCAATGATAATTCTGGCGTTCCAGTTATCCATCCTGTTTCAGAGTTACCTGTTAGCCAAGAAGGAAGATTTGAAAATATATACTCTAATGGATTACCATCAAAATCATATCCTAGCATTTTAAAAGCAAAATAGTTATTACTTAGTACTGATCCTATCTGTGCGTTTTGTGTTGGAGGAACAGGTGGTAATATATAATACCCATAATAAATATCACTTGGGCTAACTTCTATTGTTAAAGGTCTAGTGTTTAAAATAGTAGGAGTTCTAGTATTAGGAGGGTTACCCGGGCCGCCTTGTGAAGAAGGTGTGTTTTGATTTATTACTGTAATTGAATACGATCCTATATTTCCTCCCAACGGACTTATCAATCTAACTTTAAAATTGAATGTTCTGATAGTAGGCTGACCAACTGAAATTACAGGCAATGTAACCGTCATTGCTCCGGTGGAATCACTAATAGGAAACGTATCACCGTTTTGCGTAGTACTTATTGAAATAGTATTTGCTACTGTATCAACTGTTTTAATATAGTAAGTAACTCCTTCTGAAATGTCACCTATTGTGTCTGTAAATGTTACTGGTCTTCCCGGAGTCATACCAGAAACATTTAAACAGTAGATAAAATCAGTAGTTGATTCTGTAGAAATACCAATAGTTGTTACTAAAGGTAAAGTAACGTTAATAGTAGGTGGTAATGGATATCCTTGAATTAATCCTGTAGGAGATAATTCAAGACCTGGTGGAAGACTACCTTCCTGTAATTCAATTAAAACAGGATTAGTTATATCAGGATTAGAATATTCAATGTTTAATTGAGTCCAAATACTATCTTGTGTACTTAACAATACACCTGCAGGTGTAGTAAATTGCGGAACCGCAGTACCCGTAATTGTTATGCTAAATGTTCTATCACGTATATTGTTTAAATTATCAGTAGCACGAATAGTAAATGATGTAGTTGTGTCTTGTGTGACTAGAGTTGGAATACCAGTCAATAATCCATTTACATCAATTACTAAATTAGTAGGGAGAGTGCCGGCAAGTAAACTATACGTAATATTAGTAGCAGGAGAAACAGGTGAAGCTAAAAACTGAAAAGATACATTTATACCATAAGGAAATGTACCTATAGTTCCGGCTGTAGTGTCCCATATTGGTTGTGCCATATTATCCTTGTAAGTATTGCATTGCAATTTCGTAATGATGTTTTCTATCTTCTAATCCAATAGTCCCACCATTGATACGTTTTGTTAATGTCACAAAATCATCTTTGTCGCAATATTGATTTAGTTTGTTATTATCCCAAAACCATCCGGCACTAGCAACAGCACCGTTTGGTGTTTCTAAATATGCAATAGTGTCCTCTAAATTCATTCCTAAATCATTAGCAAACTTTGTATAGTTATCACGACCAGTCAATTGAATTAATCCACGACCTCTGAATTTATAACCATCACCTGATTGTTCATCACCATTTTTCATGCGATTAGCATATACACGGTTGGCAATCTTTTCTGGCTTACGTTCATATTGTTTTGCTAGTTCTTCAGTAGGGAAATACTTCTTAAAAGTACCCATCAATCCTTTTGCTGAGTAATTTAAATTTTCTACTGTGGCGTTGAATCCACCTGATTCGTGTGCAATTTGTGCTAGAAAACCTGAAACTCTGCGTGGATTTTCGAGCATGTCATAATATTCTGCTACAGTATTCAATGGTTCTATAAACCCTTGAAGAATATTTGCTTTTGTGCGAGGGCACATGTGAGTTAATAAATCTAATGTTATCATGTTAAATCCTATTTTAATTATATGTTGCACCTGTAGTGTACCATTGTGTTGTAGTAGGTGCATAATATTGTAATGAGGCACCTGCTACATGACTATATGATGTGTTAGTTCCACCTGAGTTAATTGCGGCTCCTGATGCTGGGAAGACGTTTAATGTAGAAGCACTTGTGTTATTGATAATAATAACCATGCCTGCAACTGCTGTAGGTAATACGACTCCGTTTGCTCCTGCTGAAACTGTGCTAACAATATTAATTTCTTTAGTTAATAATGTAGCCCCACCTTGAAGATTAGCGCCTGCCGCAGTTATACCAGTCTCAACTGAACGTATATGATATGAACTTGCAATTAAATTAGCACCAGTAATATTGCCACTACTAGACAATGATGTTAATGTTCCAACACTTGTTATGTTAGGTTGTGCCGCAGTTGTTACGGTACCTGCTGTGGTAGCACTAGGTACAGTACCTGTTACATTACCACCGGTAATACTTGTTAATGCTTGTCCATTACCTATAATATTTCCAACACTTACATTACCTGTAGTAGTAATTGTATTTGAACCGTAACTTGCTAAGAATGTAGCAACGTTGCTATTACCATAAGTACCGTCAAAACTAACAGGAGTGCCGTTAGCATAATAATAATTATCTGTTTTGATACCAAGAACAGATGCATTGCCTGTAGCACTCAACGTACCTGATATGTTCGAACCAGTACCAGTGATAGTCATTGTAGTATTACCGACAGCAGTGATAGTGACATTGCCGTTTGCTGTGGCAATATTAACATTACTATTGCCATTTGCAAGTGGACCTATTACATTTCCTACAGTAACATTTCCGCTAGCACTTAATGTACCTGTTATATTTGCACCAGTTCCAGTAATAATAACAACGTTTGAATTACCTATTGCACTTATTCCAATATTGCTATCAGCCGCAATTTGTATATTACTATTTCCATTTGCCAATGTACCTACAAAATTACCTGATGAGGTATTCCCAGTAACTGATAAACTTGTTAGTGTACCTACGCTTGTAATATTAGGTTGTGCATTATCTACTACAGTGTTTGCTACTGTGGCTGCATTAGCATTTCCGTAAAATCTACCAACAAAGAAATTAGCAGTTGCAGTGTTACCTAAATTAGCATTGCCAAATGAAGTAGTGTCTCCGATGAAAACATTACCACGTATATTTCCATAATTTGTGAAAGTTACTACTTCACTAGATATGCTTACGTTACTTCCAAATCCAAATTCAGCATTACTATTATCCCAGCCCATAAAGGCTGTGACTGGGGCAGTAGTATAATACTGTAGTGCAACACCTCTGTCTTTGCCGTCATTGGTTGTTAATGGATCACCGTTTGGTCCACCGCCTAATGAAATAATAGGATCTTCAACTACCAATGATTCAATATTAATATAAGTTGCATTACCTAATACCGATAAGTTACCATTAATGATTGCGTTATTTGCTACATTTAAATTACCTACATTAGCATTACCACTGGCACTTAGTGTACCTGTTATGTTAGCTCCGGTGCCTGTTATTACAACAACATTTGCATTTCCAGTTGAACTAATTTCAATATTAGCATTAGCACTGATAACAACATTGCTATTTCCGTTAACTAGACTAGAACCCGCAGTTAACCCAGTTAATTGACTACCGTTACCTATAAAATTACCTGCTGTTATATTGCCGGTACCACTTATAACACCGGCACCAAATCCTAAGTTGCCTACATTACTATTACCAGTACCACTGATATTACCAACAAACAATGTTGCACCAACATTACCTATGTTAGCATTACTACTGACACTCAACGTACCTGTGATGTTAGCACCTGTGCCAGTAACAACAATAACGTTGGCATTACCTTCAGCACTTACATTGATATTACCATTTGCACTAGGTATACTAATAGTACTGTTACCGTTTGCAAAAATTCCTAACAAATTACCTACAGTAGCATTGCCTGCAACACTTAAATTAGGGGAAGCAAGAACTCCGCTTACTTTATTAAAAGTAAATCCAGTATTGCCACCAAATGATCCTGAATCATTAAATTGCACAAATGTATTAATGCCACCAGGAGATCCACCACCACCTCCGCCACCCGCGGCCCATGCTAGATTACCAGCACCATCTGTTTGTAAGAAATACCCTAATGTTCCACCTTGAATTTTAAAATTTGATACGTTAGCAATATTAAAATTAGCACCAGTAAAATTAACATTACCAGTTAATGTTACATTGTTTCCTACAGATAAATTACCAGAAACTGTGAGATTTGACAATGTACCTAAACTTGTTATATTAGGTTGTGCATTTGAATTACTTGTTAAGGTTCCGTTTAAACTTGCTAATCCATTACTAACAGATGCAAAACGGTTTGAAAGTACTTGTGCAGGGTTTATATCTATGTTTAATTGTTGACTAGAACTAGTGATAGAAACATTACTTTGTGTATTATCAGAACCGCGCCCTACTTTCAACGATGACGTTGCCACTTGCAAACATGCAATATTTGCTGATATAACAACGTTACCTGTAGGAAAATTAACAGTAATACCTGCTCCAGGGGTTCTGTTAACAGAAGTAACCACTTGATCTACGTTTGCGTTGAACAACTGTGTGAAATTATTCTGTACTTTTAAGAACGCTGTTCTAATCGCATCGGCTGATGGATCGTCGGGAAATGTTCCAAAATCTATATTTTGTTGAGCCATATTTGTTTACCTATTTATAATGTATTTATCGTTTTTACATAAATGGATGTCCAAAAAAATACCCGACTAAAAGCCGGGTATTTTAATTTATCTAGTATTAGATACCTGCTAATTTCTTCCAATCACTAACTGATTCATTTAACATTTTTGATTCGTTAATATCTGTTGTACCTTGAGATACTGTACGATTAACTTGGCTAGAAAGAACAGGGATAGTTGATTGACCAGTAGATTTACGTTTGTTCAATCCACCACTTATGACGTTCATCATAAAATCAATATCTGTTTCAAATGTTGTATCAGACACAGTTTTTCCCGGACCAGCTTCATTTGCCCACTCGTCTAGTTTTTTCTCTTTTTTGTCTTTCTTGTCATCATATTCAATGTCTTTTTTTACTTTGCTACCGGCACGTTCTGCTTTGTCATCGTCTTTACCTTTATGACCTTCGTCATATTCGATATCCTTAGCAACTTTCTTTGCAGCCTTTTCAGCTTTGTCATCTTTTTCACTAGTTGATTCTTCTGATAACATTGCTAATTTCTTGTAAAGATTAAAGAAACTTGACTCTGACATTCCTTCTTTCTTTTCTTCTTTACCAGCTTCTTCGCCAGTTTCATCTTCAGCTTCATTAGTAGGACTTGAATATATTTGTCCTTCTTCTTCGTCCTGACCTGCATCTGCTATTGCTAATGCATTATCACTACCTACTTGACCTGCAACATCAGCATTGGTATTATCAGCACCTGAATCAGGAGCATTAGCTTCAGCTACTTCGTATTCCATTTGATCTTCTGACTCTACTTCACCGATCATTTCTTCATCGCAACCACATGGGCTTGCACCACATGAATCGCATTCTTCGCTATGACCTTCTTCGCTCTCGTAGTCACCACTGCTAACTTCATCACCACCTGATAATTTTTTCATCAAAGCCATCATGCCGTCATGGTCATCTACTACACTGATACCACCGTGATCACCTGCGCCACCTTCGGGTGCACCATAACCACCTTTGTCTTCACCACCAAACAAGCCTAAACCTGCAGTCTTGATAATTGATAATAACTGATCTGCTTCGCCATCTTGTGCTGATACTGATACTGAATCAGGTGCGCCTTGCTGACCTTTACTGATAGAAACAGTCATGCCTTCTGAAACTTTGTTGTCGCTTTCAAGCAATGCATTTAACTGATTATCTAATGATTCAAAAGCAAATTCATCTAAAACATCACTGTCATTGAAAGTTTGTCCAAACGCCTTAAATGTATCACCGGAAGTCTTTGCAGCCTGTTGTTTCATATAAGAAGTTTTATCCATTTCGTACATGTCATCTTCCATAGCAGGTGTACGTGCGCCATAGCTAGCCATGTTTTCTACTTCATTATTCATCTCACCAACATAACCTTGAATTGGCATTTGACCATAACATTCGTCTAGACCACACTTATAACCTTCGTGATATTGACGGGCTTCTTCCATGTTATCATGTCTGCAATTATACGGCATCTTTGATAACCCATGACTCTTGCCTTCATGATAGGCTGCTTTTAAATGGTGTTCCATACCTTCTTTAACTTTCTTTTTCTTTAAATCGTTTTTACCCTTACCATCTTCTGCATAGTCAGGTATACCGTTTTTGTTTGCATCTGGTTTAGATTTTTTACTTTCTAGTGCAACATTACTTCTAGCAGTGCCACTCAATGGACTTGCTTGTGCAAAGTTTTCTGGTCTTTCAGCTTCTTTGATTTTCTTTAGTTTTGAACCGGCAATACGCTTTGCAGCCTCTACACCGTATTTTGGTGTTAGTTTTTTAACTAATGCATCAAAGCCTGTAGTAGCATTGTTGTGCTTACCGATATCTTTTTCATTTACTTGGTCACGATAATCATATGCTGCACTATCTTTTCCTGATATGCGAGAGGCTACTGACTTACGGTCATATGTGTGATGCTTTACAGGAATGTCGGGCTTGCCAGCCGAAGCTGAGACATTTGGTGGATTAGCAGCATTTATAGCATCACGCCTTTCGTCATCATTATTTGCAAACATTTCATCTAACTCATCTTCTGCCATTGCACCAACTTGCGAACCTGCACCTGTTGTTGAGGTAGCACTAGATGCAGTAGGACTTGCTCCTGGCTTATGCATTGACAATGTTCCCTTCTTGGCTGCATCAACAACTGCTGGATCACTAGTTGTAATAGCTGCCGCTTGAGGATTTGAAGGGTCTTTGATCATGAAGTTTTGACCAGTTTGTTGCTTTGGCGCCGGAATAGGTTGAACAGATAATCCACCTTCATTCATTACTTCTTTATCCAATTGATCAAACCAATCTTTTAAAGTACTTTTCTTTTTTTCTTCTTTCTCAGCAGCTTTTTCAGCTTTGTCACCAGCCTTCATTTTAGAATGTACTGTTCCTTTTTTGCCTGCAGGTGCTTTGCCTGTTGTACGACCAAATAGATCACCTTTTGGCGTATCTTTACTTGCTTTGGGTCCTTCATCTTTTTCTTGTCCGCCACGCTTTTTCTTTGGCTCATCTGATGCATCAGCACCAACGTCAAATTTGCGACCATAACCACCTGGCTCACTAGTATGTTTTACTCCAGTTTTAGTTTTTTCTGTAGCTTCATTTAACTGGTCTAGTGACTGTAATAAGTTTCTAAAATTCATTTTATTTTTCCTTGATAATTAAACCATTGCGCCAGTTCGTGGCTTTGGTGGTCGTGTAATTTTTGTCATTGGGCTATTATCACCCATTGATTTATCATCTAAATATGGCTTGAACGGATCAAATGCATCTGGTGTCTTTTTACCTGCATAAGTTTGATCAATCTTGTCGCCCTTCATTTGGTCTTTTATAGAAGTTAGATATGAATCACCGTATGCTTTGCTTGCTTCTTTTGCACCAGGTTGTTCTTCCATTTCTTCATGTGTAAGAACTGGAGTATGGCTCATCTCATTTTCATAACCAACCATTTCACTGTTGATACTATCATCAAAGTTTGTACTTACAACACGCACAAAATCTACATTGCAACCTAATAATTGTGCAATCTGCTGAATCATTGGTTCAGTCGCTGGATATCTAAATTCAGCTTTGATTATTGTTACTGGTTGATTAGATACGTTGGGGAAACCATACGGGTCTTTTTGTATAGGGGTTGAAACCGGATCGTGAATTTTGATAGGGTCAAACTTGTTTAGATTGTACTTAAACATATCTAAAAAGTTTTTATCAACTTCTCCGGCAATTTTGATAGTGTAATTGTAAGTATGTACACTTTCCATGATGTATCGTTTTAGGCTTTTCATTTCTTAATTCCTGTATATATTATTTATCATTTTTCATTAGTTTTGCCTGCTAGTATTTTTAACAATTCGTTTCTGTCAAGTTCTCTACCTTCACCCAGAGGAGTGTTTTCAATTTCTTCAGTTTTACTAGCAACTTTTTGATCTAGTGTTGCTTTCTTTAATTGCAACTCAATCATTTTTAATTTCTTGTTTAATTTGGCTGTTTTAGCTGTGATAGCATGACCTAGCATACTACTAGCACTATTGAAAATCTCACTAGCAAAACGACTGTCAACCTGCATTCCTAGATCCATCAAGTCTTTATAACTTGATGTTGCTAAACTTGCTAATTCATCCATTTCTCCGTCTGCGGCTTCTAATCCACGTACTTGAGGTAATGCTTCTTCAATCTTTGTTAAGTTATCTAATGCAGTTGTAGTGACTAAATTTGCATTTTCAGGGATAGGTCTAGATAAACTATCAATATCGTTTTGCGGCAATTCAAATAATTCTTCTAATTTTTTGGTCATAAAGTATTTATTTACTTTCGTGAACCATTTCTAAAAAGATCATCCTCTGTAATTACTCTAAACGTAAAGCCTTGTGCTTTACAATATGCCATGGCTGATTGCCACTTTGCGTGGTTTACTGCAACGACTGCTCTATCTTTAGCACTTGCAACACGGCTTTCAATTAAACTTTGTTTTTTAGGTTTTATTTCAACAACTTCCGCAAGTTGTTTACCGTATTTGTTTTGATAGACTACAAAAAAATCCGGTATGTACATATGAACTTTGCCATCTAGTGGGCTTCTATATGGTATAGACATTGATTCACTAGCCCAATGTGTTACATTTTTGTTAGAATCACAAAAGGTCATGAATGTTAATTCCCAGCCTGATCTGTATTTAGGTGCGTGTTTACCTACATACTTCTGTGGATTTTTGGGGGTGAATATACCTTGTGCCCATTTTCCCATATCATTGGACTATATTACGTTGAACCGGTTGATTAGGTCTTGGTCTAACACTGATTCCATACAAAGATGTTTTAGATTTGAAACTATTAAGATAGTAAGCAAGAATCTGATTCATCTCCATTTTCTTAGTACCTTTAATTTGGTCTAATAAATCTAATGCAGTAATACCGGTGTCTTGTGAAACTCTAAAAAATACCGCAGTAAAATTATCAGCAATATTTTTTGTTTCACAAATTGATATAAAATAACCATGCACAATATCATACTCGTTTCCATTAACGACTAAATCTAATGCATAAAACGAATCAAAAATTCTGATTGTGTTATCTAATGTTGAGCGGGTATCTAATATTCTTGGCATGATACGTTTATTTATTACCTAAATATTATGGATTTCTTTTGCCTGCGTAGGGATTTACACCTACTGATTGAGGTGTGGCTTGTCCATTAACTGGTGCACCTGCTGTTCCTAGTGTAGTTGGACTTGCACCAAAGATAGGTGTTACTACGTTTATGTTTCTATTAGGAGTTTGTTGAACAGCATTTGTTATACCACTAACAACCTCTGCTCTTGCAATTTGTTTTAAGTTTTTATTTTTAAATGTGTTGTATGTAGTACCTGCAGCCTGAATACCACCTAATATATTACCACTACCAAACGCTTCGATAGCACCACCGACGCCATCTACTAAACCACCTTGTCCTAATATCTTTGCATTAGAACCTGGTCTTGCTATTGGACTTATTGTTCTATCATAATTAGCATCTAATCCAAAACCAGCAACAATGTTACTAGGAGTTTTACCATCAATAGCACCTTCATTATATACAACGGTTTCGTATTCTACTCCCATTTGCATTTCCATAGTACCAGAGTTTTGAGCATAATCATAGGTATCATGGCTGAATCTACCAATGATAGGGTTGATTAATGTATACGCTACAAAGTTGTGTTGGTTAAAACCAAAAACTGTAATGTTTTTAAAGAAAGGAACCTTAACACCACTAACTGATGCTGGGACATTTGTGTCACCTATATAACCCCACGCTTCATTTCCTGTTATAGAAGGTACGTATGTTGTTCGTTCATTATAGTTAGCAAGAGTAGCTCCAGGCTGAGCAGGTGCCCCTCCCCTTGATCCAGCAAATACAACACTAGGTTTTGTGCCGTCAGCATAATAATAATTATAATATGCTTTCCACATACTTCTTATGATGTTACCGTTATCATCATGGAAAGATATGTCTACTGCATCATATTTAATTTTTGACTGTACAATTCTTTTACGATTATATTGATTTAACGTATGTGTATCAAATGTAAAGCTAGGAAGTTTTACTGTTTTAACTGCTAAACCAAAATTAGCACCAGTACTTACATTTTGTGAATATACTTCAGGGTTTATATCAAAGTAGACATGGAATAGATATTTGAATTTAGGTGCATATTGATATGCGTTAGTCCTAAATGTTTTACTAGCGTGAGTGTAATCACGAAGGTAATCGCTGCCGAAAAAAGTTCCGGCAGCGTCTGTGATTAAATCTTGAAAAAATCCAGCCATGTACTAGACTTTTCTAAACTAATTAACCTTGACCTGAGCCAATGCCTGTTACTGAAGCACCACCTAGGGCACGACCAACAACTGCACCAACGCCAGAGCCAATTGGGCTTTGAATTGCATTATCATAACGTAATGTCATTGATATTGTTACTGCTTCGTTTGTTGCATAGTTTAGTGTATTGTAGTTGACTGTTTGCAAGAAGCAGCCATACAATTCCCAAGTTTCCAACACGATTGGAGCATTTGCACCATTACCACCGTCTAAGATTTCAATGTTTGTTTGGAACTTATAATCTTGACCTGTAGCCGCAGATGCTTGTTCAACGAAGTCCATTTGTTTCTGTAATTGTTGTCCGACTAATCTTGCTACTGTTCCAGACGCATCATCTCTAACGTTGATAGGTAGTGTTTGCCATGTTGGTTTTCCTGCCAAATACATTGTTGAGTTGTAAATTTGTAATGGAATTTCTGCAAATTGTACCTGTGGTCTGGCGCAATCGATAACCTGTTTTGTCAATTCAATTGAACTTGCGCTTGCTCCAAAATTCAAAAAGTTAACTCTGAATCTGAATTGTAGTTTGGGCATTAGTAAGCCCTGATTGCCGCCAGCATTATCAGATGCTACTGTCATGTTGAACAATGATTGTGAGGCTGTTGCCATTTTTTAATCTCCTGTATCTTTATTTATCTTTTATTAAGATGCCCCCGAAGGGGCATTCTTATTTTAGCCCAATGATGCTATCTCACCTGTGTTTAGAACTCTAACTGGGATATAGATGAATTCAGCTGCCTTAACAGGCTCAATTGCAACGTCAACCCATAGTTCATTTCTATCAATTCTTGCAGGTGTGTTATTGCTTTCATCACAAACTACAAGATAGTCATAGATACCGCGTTTTGCAACTAAGTCAACAAATAGTGATTGAATTACACCAGCAATTTGATTTCTAGTCAATGCGTCATTTGGTTCAAATACGAACGGTCTTGCTGCCAATGTTAATTGTCTACGAATATAAGCAATCAAACGTGCAACGTTTACTCTATCTAATGCGCTCTGTGAGTTGAAACTTGTTTTGTTACCATAGTTCAACAAACCAATACCAGTGAAGAACACTAATGGATTGATAAAGTTGATGTATAGAACATCACGTATACCCAAGCGTGTTTTAATTGTAATAAACTCACCTGTAGTTGAATCTAAGTAACCAATGTTTGTAGCATTGTCAATGTTACCACGGCGTGTACCAGCTGGTGCTAACCAAGGATAAGCAACAGTATCATTACGCAAGAATGTACGTAACATCATGTGACTTGGGGGAACAGCAACTAAGTTGCCACTCAAGTCAGGTGCAATTCCACTTGGGTAGAATAGACCTAGATATGTATTACGTGTAACACAACCTGCTTCTCCTGTACTCTCTGCGCCGGCTGCGTTAGTAGCCCATGCTTGAATTGCAGTAGCATCATCAGGTAATCTCATTGGTGTGTCACCGATAATATAACCTGTTTCACCACGATCTGCATTCAATACAACCATGTTAGGTTGTAGTTCTGGATAATAAGGTGCTGCTAACAAGTTAAAGAAATTATCTTCATCACGAATATCAGTGTTAGTATCAACTACTGAACGTAATGATTCAACAACCATGTTACGTTGTGCTTGGCGACCCATGTATGGTGCACCGTTTGACTGTAACCCACTAACACTTACCCAAGCAGATGTTACTGTAGGTAATGTTTCGTCAGGGAAACTTAAACTATTAAAGTAATTAACTTTATATTGTTTTACATTGTATCCTGAACGGCGTGTGTTAAACAACAACATACCAGCTGGATATAGTGCAGGATCCGGAGCATCTAAATCAACATAATCGCTTGTTAACAAAGTAACGATTGAGGGAATAGGATCATCGACTGGATTTGTAGTTCCATTCGGTGCCCAACGTGCATCTAAGAATGTAGCACCTCTAGAACTTGTTTGGTCTGCATTGTCAATTAATACCCAACCATCTGTAGTAGCATCTATTTCTTCCCAGCGACGGATGATAGGATAAGCCTCTAAGTCACTTGTGTCAATCCAAAGATCACCGTATACTAGTGCAGTACCGTCAGTTTGTGTTGTTGGCTCACTAGCACTTACAATCGGACCAGTTGGATTTGTTGTATTTGAACCTGATGTTGGGAAACCTGTAGTATCATAGTTCAAGTTACCGTAACCATTCCATTGACCATTATATTGTACCATAATGTCTACTTGGTCAACAACACTCCAGAACCAGTTTGTATTATTAGCAGGGGCTGCTACTGGAGCGCCTTCGTTAGCTGTGTAAGTAAACTCCACCCAATTACTCAATTGAGTAGTGTAATAAATTGCAGGTGTGCCTGAAACATAAGTTACCGCTGTAACAGGACCAGTACCACCGCCACCTGAAATTGTAGCGACTTTTAATACTAAATCGTTTCCTGGTGTTGCGCCACCAAGTGTTGCACCACTGATTGTTAATGTGTCACCAACTGCATAACCTGTACCGTTTGTAATAACACCATCACCGATTAATCTGTAAACACCGTAAAATGCTGAAACTTGAATTGTTGCATTTATACCACTACCTGAAGTTGATGTTACTGCTCTAGTAAATGGTGTTGTAAATGATACACCAAACTTACAACCAGGTGTTGTACCATTGATAAAGCCTAATTCATCGATTATACCTTGTGAAATACCTTGATCGACACCAGATGGTTCAGTGTCAGCTAAAATTATTTCTCCACCTTCAGTGTGAATTAATTGAATTGCTCCATCTGTAGTCACAAGTGCTTGTGTATAAGGAATGTTAGTAGCGGACCATGCTGTTACGAAATCAGTAGCTGTATCACCAGAGGTTATTGGTATTTGATACGTAGTACTTGATAAACTTGTTGAACCAGGTACACTTATTTCGGCAAATAAAGTTCCGGTAATTGTTGATTCATAATCTGTTACACTACTAGTAACTACAGTAGCACCCAATGCACTTCTCTTCCACAAGTAGACCGGACCTTGTCCAAATGCGTTGTCATAATTATACTGTGCATAGATGCTTCCTGCAGGAATAGATTGTCCTCCGCTTGAATCAAGACTTGCACTAGCAGCCCAGTCAGATGTATAGAGACTAACATTTCGTGCATTCCACACCGCAGTTGTTGAATTGTATTCAGATAATACTGGATTTAATCCATTTCCTGCAGAGCCAACTTTGATCCAAACAGAACCAGTAGGGCGAGGAACTGTTTGGCTTGATGTCCATAATGGCATCTGAGCAGATGTACCATATGACAATTCAGGTTGATAATAACTAAATGGATCTTCTGTTAAGCCCAAATCTTCAACTGCTGTACCAGTACTTACATTAATAAACGAAACATGTTGATTTGCAGTTGCAGGTTGTGCTGAATATACATTCAATTTTCCTGAAGTAACACTTGCACTTACATATCCGTTGTTTAAAGTGTTAATAGCGTTTGCTACACCAGCAACAGTATTGTTAGGTGAATTCGGAACTGTAACAGTCAAGTTATATAATCCACTAACATTAATATTGAATACATCACCTGCATTTAATGTAGGATTTGATTCTGTGCCCTGAGCAGTTGGCCAATCATTTTGCCAATCTACTGAACCTACTACTACCCATACGTTGCTAGTGGTCTTGTAAAAATATTGACCTTGCTGAGTAGGCTCACTTGTAATTTGTATTGCATTAACAGCATAATCACCTATGCTACCAATGCTAGATAGTGGAACACCACCTGATATATTAGTCGATTCAGTAATTACTATAGGAATTTGCAATGTAAACAATCCTGTTGTAGCATTGAATTCATAAATGCCCCACGTGGTTGTTGAACTATCTAACCAGTATGCGCCGTTATCGGGTGCGCCTGATGGACGACCTGTTTGTCCTACTAAGCTAGCTAGATCGATATCTGCACGTAGTACGTAGCAACGATTAGTTGCACCTAATAAACTATATGCTGCCAATAGACCATACTCGTTAAGTTCATAGCCCTGAATTGGAGTACCGTTTGTTGTTGTGTAAAAGAACGGAGTACCGTACAAGTCTACCAAGTCTCGTTGACTTGTTACTTGATATAGTTTTCCGGCATTTGCGGCTGTAGTTGCTGGTGCAACTGCTGTGCCAGACGCATTAGCTTTGTTCTGCGCCGTAGCTAAGATAACAAGCGGAACAGAATTGGTTGGGGCTGGAAGATACTGACTTTGGTCAATGATTGTTACTTCTACGCCTGGAGATGTTAGTGCCATTTTATTTTTCCTTTATGTAAAATTATGAGGTTTACCACCTAAAATGCATACTATTATTTATTAAAAAAAATAAAAAAAGCGGTTTAGCCGTGCCTTCGAAGGTTCCTAACTAAATACTATATGGCACTATTAAGACCTATCTGCACTAAATGTAATAAGAATTACAAGGCTATTAATTATATCCGTGAAGGTATTACACATTATCGTAGTTCATGCGATGAGTGCGGCAGAAAAAAGAATAAGTTAAAGCCTAGAAAATCAAGCTGGACTAAAAGTGGATACAAGAAAAAAGCCACATGTGATTTATGTGGCTTTAAAAGTCTTTTTACCTCTCAGATTACAGTATTTTTGATTGACGGAAATTTAGAGAATACTGCACAAACCAATCTACGTAGTATTTGTTTAAACTGTGTAGAAGTTGTAAAGAAAAAAGAGATTACATGGAAACGTGGTGATCTTGAGATTGATTACTAATTATATTGCATATTGCTTTATGCAAATCATCAATGGTTCCGTTATTATCAATGTTATAATCATACGTAATACCTACACTAGAATATTCACTTGCATGAACTTTATGTTTGTCTAAAAACGTTTTACTCAATGACCATTTGCTATTTCCGTCAGGACCTAAATTATATGCAACTGCCGAGTCGTACCAATCAGGTTGCTTTCCCCTGACTACTCGCATAGTAATACCCCCGGCATTTTTTATTGCCGATACCTCATTTGTAAACCTGCAATCAGTGATCACAATGTCCTCAACTGATTTTAATATCTTGTATTCAACTGAGGCAACCCAAATATCAGTATGGAAGTTATTACGGCATACATCTGTTCCCCAGTATTGTAGTACCCAACGTGGTGTTAAGTGTGGCATTTTTAATCGTTCTGCCCACCAAGGATCTACTTGCTCACGCCATATTCTACTGGCTTTAGTTGTACCCTCTAACATTTCTCTGTCCCAACCAAATACTGCTGAGACTGCATCTTTCAAACTTGCCGCAAAACTAACTCGTTTGAAACCTTTATGTGTACAAAGATAGTCAGCTATTGTGTCCTTGCCACTACCTATTAAACCAGTTACGCCTATAATCATAAAAGAAAAACTCCTGTAGTATTTATTATATTACAGGAGTGTGAATAAAGAAAGTAGTTTAGGTTAACCTTGTACCCAAGTCAACGGTTGACTGTAATCTACATATCGTTTCAATTCGTCAATCAATTGCTCCACTGCGGCTTTACCTTCTGCCTTCATAGCAGTTCCGTTTAATGTTGATCCGCCACCTGGCCCTGCAATGGTGCCGAATTTTTCACGTGCTTCACCTATAATTATTTTAAGATTAGCTAAAATAAAATCACTAATCCAAACCCCAGCACCAGGATCTTGTAACAGTACTTCTTCTGGACGTTGAACATCAGCCCAAATAAGAATACGCTCACCGGACCCTTTTGGATCACGCACAATTCTTAATACTTTGGTAACTGGATCAAAGGTATAAGTTACATATCCGCCGAACATACGTGCAGCCAATTCAACATATCCTGCATAGAAATCATATGTTGCCATTCCACCTGCATGATTGTAATTTAGCAAGTAAGTGTTCAAAATAGCACTTGAGAACGGATCAAAACTACTTGAACCGGGGCCAGTTTCAAGTCCAACAGTTCTACGATACAAACATCTTACATTAATAAACTCTTGTGGTAATGTATATGTATCTACATTTTTTACTATTGTCATCAAGGTGTATGATTCGGCTGTGGCATTTTGCGCTCGTTGACGATAGACTTTTATAGCATAGTTGTATGCAGCCTCATAATGTTGAGGGTCTAACTCAATATCAATAATACCATTACCTAAACGATAACCTAGATTACTAAAAAGTGCCTCTTTTAATTCATCTAGTGTTAAACCGGCAGGGGTAGAAAGTGGACTTGCTGTTGGAGATGTTGACATGTTGTTACCTAATAATTGTATTTATCAGGTAACGCTATGTATTACAAATCACCCTCTTTGCGATTTTCTGAGTAGTGGGCATCAAAAGAACCACCTGGATAGCGTGATTCTAATTTACGAACGTTCTCATCAATGACTTCGTTAGGGTCTAGGTGAAGTGCCCTACAGGCGTTAATCCAGTACCACATTACGTCACCGAGTTCACGCTTCATGTGAAAGATATTTTCTTCATTCAATGGCTTGCCCTGAAAGAAAATCTTCTTAGGAATCTCAATGAACTCACCTGACTCAGCCGCAAGTCCTAAACATGCAGTCAATAGCAACGGAACGTTGATATCAGGTCCACCGTCATTACCATCTAGCTCGTCACAACGATCCATGAATGCTGTTAAGCTATTACTTGGCTGACTGGTTACAGCCTCTACAAAATCTTTGTATTTGTTTAAATCGATATTACTCAAATGGGTTCCCCTTTATAAACTTTAAATAACACATCGCCTGCAGCCTTGTCGAAAGTACTGCCCCAATCAGCGATGGTTTGCATATCTTCTTTTTCGTCATATCCGTTACCTACACCAATGTAGTATTTGTAATCGGCGTTACCTGTTTGACGATACAGTGACACTTCTTCATCTTCAATGAATTGAACGATACCAATAGTCTTTCGTCCACTAAACCAACGTACACCTAAAATTTTCATTCTTCAACTCCGTTATGTTTAATTCCAAATAGTTGTTCAATCTGTTCTACAGCATCGTAGTGTGTGTCAAATGTGCGGGGCTTGGTATAACCATCAACAACATCCATACAATCCCGAACAATCAACTCGGCGAACTTTTCAGTAAACTCTTTAGGCAAATCAAAGTCTACATGGTCGGGAATTGCCTTAATAGCCTCAGAGATAAGTTTTTCAATTCGTTCGTTCATTCTTCAACTCCGAAATGTTTTAGTAAATCATTACCATTTCTAACATCCCCGTTGATAGCATACTCATTCATAAATGAGGCACATTCCCTAACAATCAGCTCGGCGAACTTTTCTGTCATAATGTCGCTACGCAAAACACCATTAGCATCCCGAGACTGTCCGTTGCATTTCTCTTGGGCAAACATCAACGCCTGGCGTTTCAGTTCATCAATTTGTTCGTTCATTAGAATGCCTTCAGAATAATCATGTTCTCGTTGAATCGACCATTAGGTACTGCACCAACTGCTTTAATATCTTTAAAGTACTTACGTGCCGCAGGCTTGCTACCCATAATTTCTTTAATCTGTTCACCGGGCTTACGTAGTGTTTTCATTTCACTTGCATTGTTGTCAAAACCCAATACTGTATTACCTTTTACAGTAAATACCTTGCTATATTCATCGGCAATATAGTGATGCATTTTACGTTTTGCAGTATCATACACCCATGCCTCACTTGCACCATGCAACTTAGTTGGATGTACACTAATCAAATCAAGTTTATTAGCTGGGTCTTTGAATACTTTCAAGTACTTAAGTTTACTAACAATCTTCTCAACAGGAACTGCTTTACGTTTGCGTGGCGCCTTGCTTGCTTTCTTAATTGAGATATAACTGTTCAGGTCACTCAACACTTGTTCAATAAATTTAATTGTATTACGCAATTTAACTTTGCCCAAATAACTATAGGCTTCGTTCAATTGTTCATCATTACCTTCAGAGACTTCATTAAATTCATCAAACTTGCGTTTCCAAATGTCAACAATCAATGGAATGTGTTGGGGCAAAACGCTAAATTTAGCAACAATGTCAACTGTTTTTTGTGTGACTTTACCTTCGGTAATCCAGTCATCAAAAATACTTTCAAGTTCACCTGCCGCATCAAACGCCTTTTCACGCATAATTTCCTGAACGTTAGGACGATTGGTTGGTTCTTTTTCTACTACTTCGGGTTTATGTACAAGTTTATACAGACGGCTAATTTCATTTTCAAGGGTAAGTGACTCATGTTCATTGAGTTCTAATCCACGCATTGTCATACGTGCTAGCCAGCACAATGTCATTAAAAATTCACTTTCATGAACCTTACGAATATGTTTGGCTTCGGTAGTGCGGTCGTTATGTTCCAAATACAAACACAACAATTCTTTTGCATCTTTTTTACCGTAGAAACGATTATACCAAGTAAAACCATAAGTTAATGCTAGTGTTCTACCTTTCTCATCCGGTTGTAGCGGGAAAAAGGGTTCTTCACCCATGTATTTTGTATCGGCATCCCGAGGGTTCAATGCTTTAACAAAATGATCACTTGTTTGTTTGGGTTTACGTGTTGCCATAGTTGCTCCTGTTAACAATAGATTAATTATATATCAATTTCTATTATTTGTCAACCTTGCCAAAAATAATACTTGAGTATTCAATATATTGAGTATGCATTTTGCGACAAATTTCAGGAAGTTCAAATCCTAAATTTGTCTTGATCGTGTCATAGATATAGTCATACCCGTCTATAGTATAAAATATATCAGTATCTATGGTGAAAATTTTATCCGAATCAATCTTAGCATTCCTTACAAATATTTCTTTTTCGTACAATAATTGAACAGTAGTACCCTGATAATGCATATCATCTGATTCCCCTTTATGCCACGGACCATTACGCATTCTATCATTTACTAATTTATTTGACCCTGTGGGTTTGCTAAAAAGACAGAAGATTTTTTGTTTATATGGATTGAGATATCCTTGATGATTGTTAATCAAATATTCCATTGCATGTGAACAAAATATATAGGGCTCTTTGTGATTAAGAATTTTTGATTCAAACTCTTTTAACTGACTTAATTGCAAATTCTCTAAATCACTAAAATGTGCAGTACAACCATGAATGGCGTTTCCTATATTGTCAGCAAAAAAATATTGGTATTTACGTGCTACACTCTCGTAATAATTGTCATGCGTATATCTAGGAGCAAAAACAGGGTGCATACTAAGTAAGTTAGCAAAATGATTTCCACCTGTACCGGGAGGGAAGATTAAAAACAGATTTTTTGATTGTCTAAAGATATCAGGTTTCATAGATATATTTACTGATAAATAAGTGATAAAGTAAAAATAATATGCCTAGACTATCGCTTTGGCGCCCCAATAAAACAAATGACTATAATTTCTTTGATAGAACCATATCAGAGATGTTTACCGCTGGGTCTACCGACTTATATGTACATAAATATTTAGGCCCGACTGATCAGGGTGCTTCTATTGATTATACACAACCACAATATGATGTACTAAATCCTACAAACATTCAAGATTTGTTATTTTTAGAAAACAGAGATAGAAGTTATGATCCCAATGTTTATAGACTACGTGGTCACTATAATGTACAAAATTTAGACTTTGATTTGTCACAGTTTGGATTATTCTTAAATAATGACATTATTTTTATCACTGTTCATTACAATGACATGATAGACTTAGTTGGTAGAAAATTAATGGTTGGGGATGTAATTGAACTTCCGCACTTATTAGATTACAATCCACTCAAAGAAACTATCCCCGTAGCATTAAAACGTTTTATGCAAATCACTGATGCGAATTATGCATCGGAAGGTTTTAGTCCAACATGGTTCCCTCATCTATGGCGCATTAAATGTGAACCACTAGTTGATAGTGAAGAATTCAGTCAGATACTATCCGAGCCAATTAACCAAGACAATTATTTAGGTATATGGGATAAAACTAAAACTTATCCTGCAGGATATGTAATTACGTTTGGTGATAAAAACTATATTTCAAAAACTGAAGTTCCTGCTGGTACAATGCCACCTAACGACACATATTGGGAACTTGATACTGCAAGCAACTTAAAAGATATACTTGCTACATACAATAAAAATATTGATATCAATAATGCTGTATTAGAAGAGGCTGCTAGGTTAGTACCTAAAGCAGGTTACGATAGAAGTAATTTATACATTGTCCCTACATACGGTGAATTTGAAAGTAATAGCCAACTTAGTCAAAAGAACAATCAACCCGCACCCCCTGTTAATGTAGTAGTAGATAGTGCAGGCGCACCCGGAACTGTATCTACTACAGGTACTGTCACATATATTAGTAGCGCAAACTATAGAAATGCTAGTCCGGTAATTAAAATTTCAAAAGCTGCAATTCAAAGTATCTGGGATATGACTGCTGATATGGGATATGAAAAACTAGATATATTCAATACAGTTAATTTAGAAAAAATTAAAGTAGCACCACAAAGAACAGATAGCAATTCAGGACCGGTAAGCGGAGACAATATATTGTCTGTGTATTCAATGGGTCAAATAACAGGTCCATATGGTACTGCTGATAATACATATGCAACTGCTGATCAAAATCCTGAGTTACCTGGATTTACTGGTACTATTAGTACTGAGATGGATTTTAGAGCAGACTGTGATCCAGCATTTCAATATATTGCTCGTAGTAGTCCAAGAAGTTTCGGTTATTCTACTGGATACTTAGATGGAACCGCTGAGGCACCAAATGGATTCCCCACAGGTGCAGGTATTAGTTTCCCGCAAAATCCACAAGTAGGTGATTATTACTTACGCATTGATTATTTCCCACAGATATTATATCGTTGGAATGGAAGATTATGGGTTAGAATTTCTACAAATGTACGCACCGAGACTGGATTTACTCAACTTGATCAATCACAGTTGTCAGGATTTATTAATAATACAAATGAAACTAAGTTAACTGACGGAACATTTGTTCCACAACGTCAAGCATTGTCTACAATATTGACGTTAGCTCCAGATACATTACCACCGCAAACATAAAGAATATAAATGGCACAATTTTTCTATGACAATCAGATACGCAGATTTTTAATTCAATTTGCAAAGATTTTTAGTAACTGGCAAGTTACTAAAGGTAAAGATCCGGCAGGCAATGAAATACTTGTTCGTGTGCCAGTTATGTATGGTGATAGCAGTAGACAAGCTAGTACTATCATTGCCAATAATAGTTCAAGTAATCTTCCTAGTGCACCACTAATTACATATTATATTAGTGGATTAGAGTACGATCAAAGGCGTACACAAGACCCTACATTTATTGACACAGTAAATGTTCGTCAACGTGCGTATGATAGTGAAACACAAACGTATGAACAAACACAAGGACAAGCATTTACTGTTGAACGATTAATGCCAGTGCCCTATACATTAAGAATTACTGTAGATTTTTGGACTACTAATTACAATCAAAAACTTGAACTAGTTGAACAAATTGGCACGTTGTTTAATCCAGCATTAGAAATTCAAAGTACTGATAATTTTATTGATTGGACTTCTCTTAGTGTAGTTTATCAGGACGGATTAACTTTTAGCAGTCGTAGTATTCCTCAGGGTACAGGTAATCCCATTGATGTATTGACTTGGAAATTCTATATGCCAATATGGATTAGTACAGCAAGTAAACTTAAGAAGATGGGTGTTATTGAAAAGATTATTGCAAGTATTTTTATGGGAAAATCTTTAACAGATATGCAAGATGAAGATTTGTTGTTGGGTACTAGACAAAAGATTACTCCATACGGATACAAGGTATTGTTATTGGGTAATACATTGCAAATATTACCACAAGCTATAGCATTTGACCCTAATAATATAAGTTTAGATGATCCAACCCCACCCAACACAGACGTTTATTGGTCAAGTGTGTTAAACGTGTACGGAACCATCAAGCCTGGTATAAGTCAAATATGGTTACAAAATCCATATATGGAAACAGATATTGTTGGTACAATTGTACCTGATCCAGTTGATGATAGATTATTAATCTATAATATAGATCCAGATACCCTGCCACAAAACACATTGGACCCTGTCGACGGTGTAATTAATCCTCTTGTCACTGGGCCAAACGCAGGGTTACCTGGACCTATTAATGGCCGTAGATATCTTATTGTTGAAGATATAGGACATCCAGGTGATCCTACTTTGGCATGGGGTAATTTGGTTGCCCGTGCTAATGATATTATTCAATTTGATTCAACTACAATGGAATGGTCTGTAGCATTTGATGCAAATGCATCTACTATTACTACGCTTGAATATGTTACTAACTTAACAACAGGTGTTCAATATAGATTTGTTGATAACATTTGGATGAAGTCGTATGAAGGCTGGTATGGTGAGGGAGATTATTCTATTGTGATATGATTTGTGATAAATCATATTATGAAGAATCAATCCGCTGGCGTTTTCTTTTATAACCATAATACAAAACGTTTTCTATATCTATTAAGAACTGATAGCAAGAACCCAGGCAACTGGGGAATTCCTGGTGGAAAAATAGAATTAGATGAAACATTACTAGAAGGTATTGCTAGAGAATGTGAAGAAGAAATTGGCTTCTTTCCAAAAAATGCTAAATTAATACCTATACAAAAGTTTATCAATAATAATTTTATCTACCATACGTTCTTTTGTGAAGTTGACAATGAATTCATTCCAAAGTTAAATGAAGAACATTGTGGGTATGCTTGGGTGGGTGAAGGACAATATCCTAAGCCATTGCATCCAGGATTATTCAGCACTTTCAACTTTGACATTGTACAAGAAAAATTGAACGCACTAACAAAAAAAGAGACCTAAGTCTCTTTTTTTATTTTAGCAATTTTGCTATTACATCGAATCCTAACGATCCTACGACAACACCTGCTCCCATTAACATCCAGCGCCATTTCTCAAGTGCTGAAACTTTGTTAGCAAGTTTTTCATGTGCTTGTGTATCTTCTTCACGCATTGATTTAAGAAGGTTTCTTGTTTCTTCTGCGTTCCGATCTAAGCATTCATGTATTTGCTTCAAGTCCTCTTTAATCTCACCGACTTTATCTTCGATGTTTTTAACTTGAACTTGAAGCACTGCTATTTCAGTCTCAGATTGAATCTTAAGTCTAGCTGCTGGCATAATTAGGCACTAGCGATTTGTACGATTTCGTACGGCTGACCACCGTATGTGTTTGCCGCTTCTGCTGTATTGAATGTAGCAAATACTGGGGTAGCATTCTGGAATACAATGTTACCAGTAGCGATTGGACCCGATGTAGCAGTAAACAACTCACCAGTGTGGTCAGAAAGACTTTGAACTGTTTGAGTAGCACTGTTAGCATATGTAGCAAGAATACGCATTGTGTTTGGTGTCAATGCTGTGTTTGCAAGGTTAGCTGTAAAGCACTGCGCTGTTAAACCACTTGTTGAACCTGTTACTAGATATTTTTGTTTGCCTTTTTGACGAACAATAAAACCAGCTTCATCGTTTGCATATACATATGCCGCATTACTTGCAATAACGTTAGCATTAGCAGATAAAACAACACGATTCATAATTGCATTACCGGTTACAGATGCATTAGCTGTAAGAGTTACTAGTGGACCGCCTTGTGAAGCTGATACTGTAAATGCGGCAGCATTAGCAATAGTTTTAACAAAGTATGTTGTACCTGAAGTTAAACCACCAAAACTTGCATCAAATACGATTGGCATATCTGCACTAAGAGTTTCAGCATTACCTGAAGTTCCGATAATACTACCTGATACTGTTGTATTAGCAACTGCTACAGTAACATTACCTTTTGTTGAACTTGCAAAACCTAAATTAACAAAATCAGTGCTACCGTTAATATTAGCTTGAGCAATTTGAACTGCTGCACCAGTAGTTAAGTTAGCAAGATCAGTACCTACACCTGCTACTACATTACTTGTATTAACTGTTAATGGTGTATATAATGTACCAGTGCCATTGATACCAATAGCAACTTGTGCTAATACTTGTTTACCAACGATAGCTGTGTTACCACCAACTACAGAATATGTGTTAGCGTTTGTTGCAGGGAAGCCAGCACCACCATTTGGATTGTTGAAATATGCATCAACAACAGCAAAAGATGCTAAAACTGTCTGACCTGTTGTGTCAGTTAATGTAGCTAAAACTTGTGGTTGAACACTAGGATCAGTAGTTGCCGCAACAAACGTTGTGTTTGATGCAATTGAACTAACATAGTATGTCACACCGGCTGTTAAACCACCAACTGTGGTTGCTACTACGAACGGCATACCTTTTATGATACCAACTGTAGGGGAAGTAGTTAAGTTTCCACCGGATATTGTAACGATACTGCCTGTTTGTGCTGTATCAGTAATTGTTAAGACTGCTTGAGCCTTTGCGATTTTTAGAGGACGTCCCATTTGATTTTCCTTATAAAATTAGCGGGTTCTAGCCGCTACGCAGTGGGTACTGCATAAACTTGCCGAATGCAAGTGTATTTTATATTTATCTAAAAGGTAAGATTTTTAGTTAAGTGGGCCGCCATTAACTGGAGTAGGTAAAACACCAGTTGTGCCTGTGTTAGCATGGGGCATCCCTAATTCTGTAATAGTAAATGGTGCAGATGTAACACCTGTTACTTCTAAAAATGATACTACATTACCTTGCCCAACAATAATACTATTGTTAACTGTGTTAGCAGGAATGATTGTGCTATTAGCAGTAGCTACAGTGTATGCAACACCATATGGGTTATATCGTGCTGTTGCGCCGCTAATTGCTACCGCTGAATTAGCAGTCAATGTCAGACTTGTATTGTTAGCAATTGCTTTTACAATCCCTGCGGTGTTACCTGATGTATTACCAATCCAAGCACCAATGTTTAACTGTGATAAGAAGGCAGTACCAGAACCTGTTACGGTTGCACTATTAGTAGCAGCAGTAACTGTTCCTGTTAATGCAACGTTTGGGAAACTAGTTGTATATTGAATAGCACTAGTTGTAGTTGCTATTTGTATTTTGTCTGTAGCAATATTTCCTGATGTTGCCACTGCTGAACTTGCTGTATATGCGTATGATGCCATTTTATTTTTCCTATTATTTTAAAGTCTACCGACTGCGATTTCAATAACGCCTTCGATTCCGTCAAAGTTTTCTAATGCTTTGCCGATAACTGTTCCCATGTGAGGTGCTGAACTTGGTCTAGCAAATCCATTGCCGCCAGATACCATCATATCACCTTTGTTAATTGTACCACGCACTTTCGTTGGTACTCGACCTTGCAATGCAATTGCTGTTGCAATACCGGAACATTTTGTATTCATTACATATGCTGGATCAGTAGAGACAACACCTGCAACTCTTGATGTTCCATCTGTTGCTAGTGTAACTTCTTTCTCGCCGCCAAATTCTAATACAGTTCCAGGATCATACACTGCATCAGCTTCATAATATTCTGCCAAGTCAGCATATGTTGCTTGTAGTCTAGAACCAGCTGTTAATGTCCAATTGCCGGTTAAGTTGCCTGCGGTAGAGTTTGCACCAGTACTAATATTAGTGGTAGTTATGCCTGTTGCAACAAAATATCCATTAGCAATGTTTGCACTAAATGCAGTATTTGAACCTAATGCATAATTTGCTCCTGCTGTGCCGCTGACAAATGTTGGGTAATATGTACCTGTTGTCAATGCTGTTAGAGCACTAAAGTCACTTACGTTTGCATACGCTACATTTAAATTGGTTACACGTGTTGTGCTTGCAATTGTTAATGGTGCTGTTCCTGTTGCTACGTTACTTTCTAATATACTACTGATTACTCTACCACTAGTACCTAAGTTACCTACATTAGCATTACCCGAAACACTAAATGTTCCTGAAATGTTTGCGCCAGTTCCAGTAACAGTAACAATGTTTGCATTACCTACTGCTGATATGGTTACATTACCATTTGATGAAGCAATACGTACATTACTATTACCATTTGCTAATGGACCAAATACATTACCGACTAATCCGGTAGTAGTGACTACTAATACGTTTGACGTACCACCAACACTAATTGCAATATTACCAGAAGCAGTAGGAATATTTACATTAGATGTTCCGTTTGCATATGGACCAATTAAATTACCACCTGTAATATTACCTGATACACTCAAAGAAGTTAGTGTGCCAAGGCTTGTGATGTTTGGTTGAGCCGCAGTAGTTAATGTACCAGTAACTAATGTAGCTGATAATGCGCCAGTAGCCGCATTGAAAGATAAATTTGCATTTGCACCGTGTGCTAAATTTCCTGATGTAGCATTTGCAAACAGTGGATAGAATGTTCCGGTAGTTTGTAGTGTAGTAACAGAAAAATCACTAACGTTTGAATAAGAAACATTTAAGTTGCTTACACGTGTTGTACTTGTAACAGTTAATGGTGCTGTTCCTGTACTAACATTAGAAATTAATACTGGTGCTGTGACAGTTGATGTAACATTTAAATTAGCAACATTCGTATTTCCATTAATTGTCAGTGCAGTTGTATTTTTATCAAAAGTAAATCCGGTGTTTCCAGCTAAAACACCACCATCATTAAATTGAACAGTAGTAGTTGAACCTCCGGCTGCACCAGATCCACCGCCACCTGTTCCACTTAAACTAGCCGTAGCAACTGCTACGTTTGGTGTTGATGCACCTAAGTTAGTACCTACAGCCGCTGTACTTAATCCTGAATCAGTATATAACTCAACGTTACCAGTAGTTGCAAAATTGTTAGCTAGCTTAACATAAAACGTTTGTCCATTAACAATAGTATTTGCATTTGCACCATTTGCACCAGAAATAGTGACACCTAAACTATTTGTATATGGTGTGGTGTTTGCCACTGTCATTATGATTGGAGTAGCATTTGATAGTGCTATGATCGGAGTGTACAACGTACCTTTTGGAGTCCAAGAAAGATTTCCTGTTCCGTCTGTTTCTAACACATATCCAATAGCACCGCCATTGATATTTAAATATTCTACATTACCTAAATCTAATTTAAAATTTGCATTAGCAGATATTATATCCGTGCTTGGGTAATTTTCCCAAGTATTCGTACTTTCAATATAGGTTAATAGTTGTCCGTTATTTGCAAGATTAATATTAATATTGCCGCCATCACTACCATCTACTTGACTAAAACTAATAGTTGAATATGAAGTTAAAACTTCAATATTTTCGTTCTCTACGGCATTTCCTGTTCTTCCAATGAACAGTCGTTTGTCATCGGTTGCCCAGCCGAACTCTGCATTATCAAGCTGAGGTAGGTCAACTAAGTTACCTGCTCTTTGTTGGATTTTACTGATTTGTACTATAGCCATAAGTGTATTTCTTCACGATATACACTTATTTATCACAAACCCGATCTAATCGTTATAGGAATTTCATATAATATTCTTCTACACGCTTAAACCATTTATCTGACCATTTATCAAATTCTGCACCCTCTACAATGAATTCCTGATATACATTATCTGCTGTACACATAAAAATAACACCCTTACGAATGTTTGTTCCGTGTACTTCATTGTGTGCATTTGCGTATGCGGTTAACTGCAAAAAGTAATCTTCAATCCACTCACGTTTTTTTAACTTGTTAGATTGTTTATGGTCCATAATAGCTTCACTACCATCATGTATACCGCATAAGTCTGTAGTACCGGCATATACTTTTGGGAAATATAATGGAACCTCTGTTCCCCAATATTCACTACAGTTAATCAATCCTTGATTAATGATAGATTGGGCCATTGTGTGACTTTGAATACTATATGGATTTGATCCTGGTTCTCCTATTTTTCCAGTCTTAATATAGTCTTCAATCCACTTATGCATTCGTGTACCACGTCCTGCGGCTTCAGTGGTTATCTCTTGTGCTTTTTTATGTCCTACACGATTTCGCCATTCTTGTAGTGCTTTTTTAGCCTCTTCGGGTTTAGTTGATTCTAGTATCGTGGTAACACTGGGTAATTTTTCACCGTCTGGAGTAGCGTATTTTCTTGACCCGTCTACTGTTGTTCTAAGTAAAGGTTCGTATTTATATTTGGTTGGATTGTACATGTACAAATTATACTACATTACAATTTAAATTTACACCATTCTGGGAATTTCTGATGATATTTACTTGTTGCTTGAAAATCATTTAATGATAAAAAATCACCATCAATTTTTTGTAAACCATGAAATAATCTATCAATTTGCGTAATCGTGTAGTTTGCGATTACTTTCTGAGTTTTTTCCCCATCGTGTCCGCAAGGTAATTTAGGCTCACCGTCACTTCCTATTTTATAGAAGTGTTCTATCCTATAAGGATTATTGTCAATGATATCACTCATGTATGCTAACTTAGGTAAAAAATCGTATTTTTCTGCTGTGTCATCAGAATAATCTGTCATCATATAAGGTATGTCCATTACCTTAAAAAGATTCATAAGTGATAGTTTATACACAAAGGTTTTTCTAAAAAAATCTTCATAATTGAAGTTAGTTAAAAAATTCTCAAATACTATTTGTAGTTTTTCATGTTCTTCAGGCATATGGAACGGTGCATAATCATTAAAATGTCGATCATTATAATTTCTTTTCTGCCATGTTTCTCTTCGCCAATATTGGCTCCATGCAATTATAAATAATGGTTTACTATTTGTGGGTAAATTTTTATAGATATATTCATGTGATACTCTATGTATAAAATCATTTCCTGCCCCGGGCACAGCAAGATTAACTAACGGAACATTTAACTTTTTGGCAACTAATGCAGGCCAACCTTGAGTTGATGGGCTATCTAACCCTTGACAATAAGTCCAGCTACAACCTATTGTTACTACATGTGTAATTTTCAATTTAAACCCTGAAACTTTCTCCGCATCCGCAGCGATCACGTTCATTGGGATTACGAAATTCGAATCCCTCATTTAATCCATTACGTACATAATCAATAGTCATTCCCTGCAAGTATGCACAACTTTTAGGATCAATATATAAAGCACAACCCTCACAATCAATTTTTATATCATGTTCATCGGGATTGTCAACATATTCAAGCACATAGGCTAAACCAGAACAACCTGTCGTTTTGACTGCTATTCTGATTCCTAATCCTTTACCTCTTTTAGAGAGTGTTTGTTTTACTTTGTGAGATGCTATATCTGTAATGTTTATCATTTTTACTTCATAGCATCATGTGCCATGTTGTTTACGACTTGCTGGCTTTGTTGTTGGTCTTGATTGGGTTTTACTCCTGATTCTTGACCTACAAAAATAACATTGCCTGCTTGTATATTACTTATGACTTTATTGAGTGGTGGTTTTTTTATCATATCATATAATGAATCAATGGATAAATTCAATCCAAAATCACTAAGATATGATAAAAATTCTTCTTCAGTCCAATCAGCTTTTTCTTGACCCTTGTTTATGCTATCTTTAAGTTGATTGGCAACAGCAACAAGTCTGACAGTATCTGGATCAGGACTATCAAGTTCAAATAAAAACATATTAGCGTTTGGCTCTACCAACGCCAGACACTGGTGCTTCTTCTGGTTCTGGAATTTCTTCTTCACCAGCTTCTAAACCTGCATCCATGCCTGCATCCATGCCTACTTCTTCACCAGCTTCTAAACCTGCATCCATGCCTGCATCCATACCTAACTCTGCGCCAGCGTCAAATGCTTGTGCACCGGCATCACCTGTTACAGTACCTAATGCAGACTTCATTCCGTTGAATGCTTCTTTTAGTGCAGCACTTAATTGGTCTAATTGTTGTGATACTTGATCATTATATGTTTGACTTTCATTCACACCAATTTCAGATTCAATACCTGATACTAATGCAGGTAATTCTTTAACTTGCATCTGACCTACTTCTTCAAGCATTTTTTGTATGCTATCAACTAAGTCTTGTGCAGCCAATACAACTTGTGATTTTTCAACTTCTTCGTTTTCTATGACGATACGTGGTTGAGGACGTGAACGCAATTCATTAAAATGATCTGCTAGGGCTTGCTCCATAAACACCAACTTCATGTGTGCAGGAGTTGTTTGGTATTTGTAGAAATTTGAAGACTGTTTAGATTCAGTCATTAATCCACGTACTTTTTCAAGCATTGTTCGTGTTGATGAGATGGACATCTTGTTCACATCGAACGGAAGTTCGTAATGCTCTTTTAATGCTCTAGATGCATTGTGACGGGTTTTGTTATCAAGTTCAGTTAGTTTCATAGTTTTATCCAAAGAAATATATAATGTATTTATCTTTAATGTAATTTATTAATGGGATTTAGTATTAAATCTTTTTGCATGCCATGACTTTGAATCAATTATAAAGTCATTTAACTCTTCGGTTAATCTTTTAAGCATCAATCGTTCTTCGCCTAATTTAGCAAGGTATATCAATTTTTCTTCATTATTTTTGCTATTTTTTACCATCTTTTGATGCACAATAATATTGGCATCAAGTCTAGCTAGTTTTTTGTCAAGTTCAATAATTCTTTTCGAATCCATTATTTTATTTCTTCGATCAAATGTACACCAGGTAACCGCATTTTTTAATTCCCAAAAAATCAGTGTACTAGATGAAGTGAAAAAACCTACTTCATAGGATCCGTTTATTTTTGTAATAGTATACTTATTGAATAACTGATATGTACCAGTTGAATCTTGAAAGATAGACAAATCCTGTAGATGTTTCAAATCATCTTTGTGAATAGTCTTTTCTATCTTTTGGAATATTTTTTCATTAATCATGGTTCAGTGTTTTAAAAAATATATTTCTTAGTTCATCACTACTATCTAAAGTATTGTCAAGTTTGTCCCACATGGTGTGACATTTAATCATAGGTACTCTTTCACAATCACGATATAATGATCCTAAATCATGTATTCCGTCATAGAACACACTAGGGTGTTGCACAGTAAAATCAAATGACCAACAAGGATATGTTTCATCTTCTTGTTGTTCAAAAAGAAATCCAAAATCTGTAAATGTATCAAAACGAATTTCCATTTTGCTAGGTTTACGAATTATCTCAGGCTGACTACGTAAGGATATTACTTGTTGAATAGTGTCAAAATTACTTTGTGTATTACGTTTATAATACCACTCTTGTGGATCCTTGTCAATATCAGGGCGCTGACGATTAGGTACATTAGTTACTGTAATGTCAAAAAGAGTGTAACAAGTAATAATATGCATAGTACTATTTAATAGAGGTAAAAAAACCCGAGAATTTCTCGGGTCCTTTTATTCAAGTTAAAGATTAACCTGTGAATGTAGCTGAAGCAGTAACAGTCAAGCTGTTTGACAAACCAGCATTAGCTAAAGCAGCAGTAGCGGCTGTGTCTAAAGTTCCAGTTGTCCATGCACCTGTTGGGTAAACAGCCATTGCTACTGTATCGTTTGTATCATTTGTGTACTCATAGATGTAAACTGTAGCTAATTGTTGTGTAGCTTGGATAATTAGGTTAACTTGTGTACCTGTCAACTCACCAGTTCCTGTAACTGTGAAGAAGTCTAACTTAGGACCTTGTGGTTGTACTGTGTTAGCAGTAGAAACAGCATTTGCACCGCTGTTTGTATATGCTGGGTAGTCTAAGTTTAATACTGGTAGTAAGTCACCGTTTGATTTTGTAAATTGTGCCATTTGGAAATTCCTTTAAATGTTTTGAATCCTACTGATTCATACTATTATTTATTCCTGATACAAAAAAATCCAGGATTTGGTTATTAAAATCCTGGATTTTTGTAATATAGTCGCACTTTTTACACTTTATCTGTCTGCCTACGTGTTGCTAATTTTTGTTGACGATTAGTTATCGTCTGGTCTATGTTAGTTAAATCAGAATTTCCTAATTGTTTTTCAATATAAGATAATATTCTTTGTTTGCCTTTTTTATCTAATTTACCCAACAATCCTATTGCTTGTTTGTAGGGAGTAGCAATAGTTGGTTGTACAGTTGTTGTAGGTTCGGTACTAGCAGATGTTGATGATGTACTAGTAGCCGGTGCAGTTGTATCCGATGCAGATGCACCTTTACCTAAACCTTGTCGTATACCTGCCGCAAACGAACTAGTTGCGGGTTGTGTTGCACCTGCACCTGCTGTGTCTGTTGCATTATCTTGATTACTGTAGGAAAAAGCATATCCTAAATTAGCTAACTTAGTGAGTGCATCTTTATTTCTTGGATAAGTACTTTCAATTTCATTTGCAAGAGTTGTCACTTGTGCTTGCACTTGGGAAGGTATAGTTTGAATTTGTAAATATTTTTTAAAAAATCGTTGAATGAAATCACTTATTGACTGCTTGGATGCTACTGCTTCATCAATATTAATAACACTTTCTAAAATATAGTCTAGTTTAGTATAAGTTGATTCTTTAAATAAATTTGCTTGAGCAGCCTGTTGTTTTTGTTTTCTAATATTAGCAGCCTGAATCGCAGTTTGATTGGCAGGTAATTTACTGACCGGAGACATTTGTGATTGAGCATTTGCGGCAGCATCTTTTTGTTTAGCTTGTCTGATATTCCCTGCTTGCACAGTTGGTTGATTAACTGGTAGTTTACTGACTGGGGCCGCAGTTTTATCTATATTTTGTTGTGCAGCCTTTTGCAATCTTATACGTTTTTGCTCAGGGGTTTCTCCTGCAGGAGCTTGTTGAGTAGTAGGTGTTTGTTGAGTAGACGTTGTAGTGGGCTGAACACCCTTTATGCTAGGATCTACTAATCCGCCCTTAATAGCACTATCCAAATCAGCACTTGCTCTACCAATCATTTTACTAAGGAATATATTTTTAGCCATTTTATCCTGAACAGATAATTGGTCAGAACCAGTTTTATTAAATGGATTTAGTCTACTGCCTGTTTGCTGTAAAGCCGCGGCTCCATAGTCTCCGAATGCCTGGGCCAGGTCTAATTCATTCAATTGTTTAAATTCATTCAGTTTCACGATTTTTCCTTAAAGATTTTGCAAATCTTGTTTGATCTTTGCTTTTGATAGCACTTAAAAGTTTCTTTTCCAGAAGTTGGGCTTTTTCCTCAGGATAATGACGATTAATCATTTCAATTAAATGAATTGCACTAACAATAATATTGTGGGCACGGTTTTCAATAACGTGAGGAGTATCACGATTATTTCCAAGTGCTTCTAGTTCCTGCAAAAGGGAGCGGGTTTGTTTCTGCATATGAGTATCCTAATAGTATTTATCAAAATTGGGTTTAATTATATTTTAAGATATCTCTACTTTTTTAATGAATTTAATAATGTTTTAAGTTTTGATCCCTGAACATCTGCTAAAACTCTTTTATTATCAGGTTCTAATATTTCCCCTGTAGCCTGATTAATAATGGTATCAGAAGATGCCAATGTAGACTGTGGTTTTAATCTAGTCATAATGTCATTTGGACTAGGACTAGGTTTGAATTTTGATTGTTGTTCAGCATATCCGTCTGGATCAGTATCTGTTATTCGCATAGTTTCAATGTTATATTCCAAATCAATCTTTTGTCCTACGCCAGTAGAACTACGACTTTTCATACATTGAATTTGATATTGACCACGTTCACGCATACTACGACTTGTAAAAATACCGAACACATTATCTGCTGTATTAATTTTACTGATACCACCTGCAATGTGACTATGATCGAATTCAATTTCTTCAACTGCGCTACGATTCAACTGACTTGCGGTAACCATAAGAATACCTAATTCTTTTGCTAAGTTACGCAATTCTTCACTTACGTATTTGTCTTTGATAAACTGATCGTTAGGATTTACCTTGACACTAACTGGCATAACCAAATCAAGATAATCAATCATTACAAAGTCAACTTTGATTCCAGTTTGAATTTGTACTTCTTTTAAATATGACCTAATATCATTGACATTGCTTTGTGCAGGCAAACCCTTAACACGATACTGTCCTGATTTTTTACCTGCCAGTTTTACTTTAAGTTCAGTATTATCAATATCTTTACGAATATCTCTGGTACTCATCATAGTCAACATAGCATCAGTTCTCAATGAAGTCAATTCTTCACTCAATTCTAAACTGATATAAACACCACTGAGCCCTTGTTGCAGCCAGTTAAGTGCAATATTCATCATAACCAATGATTTACCTGAACCACTACCACCTGCAAAGATATTCAATTCACCACGACTGAATCCACCATACAATAGTTTATCAAGTTGCGGCCACCCTGTACTTACTTGTCCACCTGAATTGAAATACTTGTTAATACGTGCTTTAGGATCAGCAAAGTAATCAGTGCCCATGTCTCGTTGTAAACTAATCTGTACTGCATCTTTGATTAATTTTTCAACAGGGCCAAAGTCACCCTTCTCTAGCATGTCGGCTGATTTAAGAATTGCTCGTTCTAATTCTTGTCGTTTTGTAAATGATTCAAACTCAGCAAGAAACCATTCAGTATGTTTGTCACCAAAATCTTCAATGGCATCAAGCTGAATGCCTGTAGTTGCATTGATTTGTGTACAGTCAGGTAACAAACTATATTTTTCACTATACTCCTTCATAAACTCTGCTACAGGTCTTAGTGACTTGTCAAAGTTTTCCGGATTCATTATGTTCATTACCCGTGTATATAATTCTGCGTTTGTAATCATCATACGCAAAAAGAGTTTTTGAACCTCAATATTATAATCCTTTAGCAATTTTTTTCCTCTGCATTTCTATTTTAATTTTACTATTTGTTGCACTATGAAGTATACTTAGTAGGGTAGGCAATTTGCCATATTTAACTACTGCATCATTCACATCTTTTACGTCAGTATCCCAATCGGGTAAACTAACTTGATATCCCAATTCTAATGCCCTATCACACATTTTTAATCCAGTCTTATCACGATCTGGCACAACAATAATTTGCTTGTTTAACGTGCTTAGTAGTTGTGCTTGGTCATTACTAATTTCATCATGCATGACTGCTACACCATCGATACTTAATGCATCAAATATACCTTCAGTTAAGATACAAACAATCCATTCAGGTTTCTGTGCATCTAAATTAAAAACATACCCTGGTTGTTGTTCATTGATATATTTTGGTATTTTGTTATCTAAGAATCTACTTGTATGACCAACTATTTTATTTTTGTATGTGTAGGGTATAATGACTCTGTTTGACATTCTACCAAATTCATTAGGAGTAATTAAAAACGGATAGTCGTTTGTATCTATCTTTCGTTTTTCTAAATAGTCCACATATGATTTGTGTGCTGGGTTGTTACTATCAACAATCTCACCTTCAGGTAATACATGGTCGTTGAACTTTATTTTTACACGTTCTTTTTTTACCTGCGTGAAATCTAATAAGTCTTTGTGTTGTAAACTTTCTAAACTCCAGCGTTGAACTTGTTCATTATCAACTCCGCACCAGCTTAATAGATTACGTGTTTTTGATGTGATGCTTCTACCCAATACAAAATTGCATTTGAACCCACAATTAAAGCAATGCATAGACCAATTATGGCCGTCAAGTTTTACTCCACCACGCATTCTACGATCAGGTTTATGACCGAAGTGGTTGCAACAAACTGCGTTAAAGCTAGTCCAACCTGAACTTGTTAGTTTCTTTTTCCCCGGAAGTACTGATAGTATATCAAACATCTAGACAGTGTAACATATTTGTATACAGTAAATCAACAGTTGTGGTGATTTACCTAGTTAATATGTTGGTGACTGCACCCGAGTTACTGTTGAATTCCATTCTTATGTATGGATGATATCCTTGAATAACATACCCAAGTGTATCTGTTGTATTAGAAACGGTATCAGTTGTTATAATAGGATACCAATCACCATCGACAATTGCTGAACCTTGAATTACAGTATTACCATAAAATTCTTCATACTTAGTTTGGATGGTCAAAACGGGATTGTCATTAGTAGAAAGCACACTAGAATAGTAAGTCAGGTCACCACTTGAGTTACTAATGTTAGGGAATTGCTGACCACTTGGAATACTTAACTCATATGAAGCTACAAAGTTAGGTAATACACTATTAACAATATTCATTACTCCACGTGCGCCTGCATTTTGATCTACGAATACAGGGTAGTCAAATTCACTCACAGGAATTTCTAAAGTATAGTAACATTTCTGTGCTTCAATGTTTTCTAAGTCTGCCGCATTTAAAAACAATGCACAAATACCAGTAGCAGGCAACTGTAGTGTCAGTGCTTTTTGAATAAGGATCTCATTTCCTTCGTAGTTAAGGATTCTACAGGTGATGCTCTTTCCAGTAATATCGACGGGTTTTTGTTCCTGATTAAGGAATTGGAATTGAAGTTGATTGTCAACTCCTTTATGCAATGTTAATGGTTTTGCGTAGACTGGCATATATTTCCTTGGTGAATAGCCTGACAATAGCACGACAATATTGCGCTGAAAGTAATAAAATACTGATGTTGAATACACAAATGTAGGCTCCTAATATTATATTTAGTCTAAAGAATTTTCTTTTATTAACTTTGGTTCACCCAATACTAAATAAAACTATTGATATTACAATGATTCACAACGAATTTTTTAAACGTTTAAGCGAAAATCACCCGTTCATAACAGTGTGTTCATATGCCAACCAAGATTATGTTGGGATAGTACAAAATCGTGACGAAATGGTCACTACAATATATGACTATGGATCAATAATTGACCCTAATATTAAAGAGAAATTTTTAGAATTGGGGGAAGTTTGGTGGTGGGAAAGCAATCGACTTATTCCTATAAATCTATTTTTAAAGGAAGACTGGGCTATTTTTAAGCCCTACATTCGCACCTTTAACAACAAGAGCCTAGTAGTTGTGCATGGCCCTGTATGTAGCATGGCCGAGTTAAGTAAACGCAGGTCCAAACGCCGTAGTATTACTCTGGTCAAGAGACTCCCTCAATAAGTTCATATGAACTACAACTAGATTAGCATAAGCAATTGCATGTGCTTTTTTAAAAACATACCCATCTGTTCCCTTATCCCATACAGTCTTTGCAACTTCACTCCAAGTTTTTCCGATTAAATGTTTTTTACCCGGACGAATTACCGCTAAGAACATAGCAAGTCTTGGAATACTATCTACTGGTTCTGGCATCTTTTGTAGATTATAAAACTGATTATTTAAGTGAATCAATTGTTCAACAAATTTACTGTCTGTTAACTTAGACCAATCAGGATCACGCATTAATTCTATTAAATGAATTTCATCACGTACTTTTTCGTATACATGCACATTCAACAAATCTAATTTAAAATATCCACGTTTTTCTGCTTCTGTATAATCAATACTTGCAATATCATTGATTGGATCATAGGGTATATCTGTAACATATATACCAGTTGCATGATTACGTATAGGCTTAACGTTACGCATAGCCGCACGTGTGTGCTTGATAAGTTTCAATAAATGGTCTCGACTACCAAAGTCAATGTCAATGTCTGAATCGATTCTCATCGAGGTGCTACCAATCCTGCTTTCATTAATTTCATATATGCTTGTTGTACAACAATAGCCTGTCGTTCTGCATCTTCTACTGCTTTGTGACTAGTGACATGACCACCATCTTTAAGTTTTACACCAGCGACTTCATATAAAGTTCTAGTATCTCTAACAGTCCAGAATTCCCAGGGTATAGGATTAGGCTTTTCACTTGTTTGTCGCCATGCATGTTCCATTACTACACAGTCAAAACTTGCACCGTTACTCCAAACAGCACGACGGTTCCAACAAAACTTGTATAGTTTTTCCATACATACATCAAATGGCTCTCGCCCCCAGTCACCCATAGCCTCTTCAATTGCTTCTGGACTTTGTTCTCCCCACCAGCGCATAGTATCATCATTGATGCTTCTATTGTACTTTTCAGTTTGATCCTCAATTGTAGGTCTGAGTTCTAGTTTATCAACGATGCCTGAGCCTTTAGGATCAAATCTTACTGCACCAATAGTAAGTATAACACAATCAGGTGTTGTGTTCAAACTTTCAATGTCTATCATTATATCATTTGCCATTTTGTGTATCTCTTAAATATTTTGCTGCCTTCTCTAACAATTTAGGATTGTCTTTAAAATTGCCACATCCTAAATTGCACTTTCTACATAACCATCCGCGAAATGTTTTTAGTTCGTGATTGTGATCCATCACCCATGGTCTACCTTTTTTACGTAGTGTTGGATTAATATTTTCATTCAATTGTTTTTCTGTCTGTTCGCAAATAGGACAAATATGATTGTCGGGTATTGATGGTGCAGTTTTTCTTATTTCATTACGTTCTTTAGCAAGCATTCGATCACATGCTTTACAATCAGACCTTAGTTTTTTACCACCGCTATCATTACCAAATTGATTCAATGGTTTGATACATTTGCATCTATTACAAATCTTTGATATTAATTTTTCCATAACTCGTATATAATTTTAAATTTGTCTATGACCACTTTAGAAGAAAAAATGTTAGGTCTTCGTCTTTACATAGTATTAATTCTCCGTTCACCGTGTCATCTAACCATCTACTAGATTCAATTTCTTCTTGATAGCCACTATTGCCGAAGTTATTAGTACACCATTCTCGTATTTCATCAGAGTCAATTTCTCCGTGACCCTTCCAAGAAATAGTATGTATCTTTTTCTTGCTACCATAGTAACTTTCTGTTTTATGCGTGAATGCGGTCATTTTGCTTTCTTACTTGTATAAGGTTGTTCTACTCTAGGTAATCCGCAATCAGCACAATTACATCTTGCCCATATACTACCCCATTCATTACGCTCAACCACATCGTAGCTTGTCCAGCGATGAAACCCTAAACGACACTTCCATGATTGTACAGGTTTAAGTCCTGCGACTGTTCTCCAAGTGTTCTCTGCTGTATTCATATCTTCCACAATTCATACATAACTTTAAATTTGTCTTCCCATATGATGATTGTAACATTTCCTGACGTTAAAAGAAAGTCCCAACCACTACCTCTTTCACCGAAATTGCGTCTGCACCATTTTACAATGACACTCGGATCTTCTTTCTTACTCTTACAATCGTATATATATTGCACCCTATTATGCCTACCCATATAAGTACGGTCTATAACCTCGTATTGTATTTCGTCTTCTCTGATTGGTATTGGTACAAATGTACCTGTAGATTTAGTTATTGCCATTTTAATCCATAATAAGTTGCTAATGATTCTTTATAAAAGTGAAACAGTACATAACTAGGTTTGGATTCAATCAGTCCCGTAAAGTTGTCTTGTATACTAGGATGATATCTAAAATCAAAATCTATGCCCTGAACATAGCCGGCTTCACGCAATTCATTTGCTCGTTCTATTGCTTTTGCCGCAGATGTTTCTAGTTTAAGATTAATCATTGATACTTTAATAAAAATATTATATATTTTTTCTCATCCATAATCTTGTACCCATCAGTGATGTTTCCATTTACGATATTCATTTTGATGCCGTAATTTGCTTCTAGGTAATCTTCAAATTCATATGCATCAAACTGTGCTTCTAACTGATTCAGTGATTCCATGTATTCTTTGCGTACAATTTTTAATGCTTCCCAATACTTCCAACGGTTCTTTCTATGCTCTATCATAGGATCATTATCGTCATAATCTTGAAAAGATTTAGGTATATTAGTCATTGCGGAAACATTAATAAAAAAAAGGTAGCATATCTGTCATCTTCTAATGTTAGAGTCCACTGACTAGGTACTTCATACCTCGAATACTTTTCATATTTGGCAATCCAACCCTGACCCCCTACGCTATTATGAAGGTAATGCATTCTAGGCCCAATATTCTTTGCTAGCCATTGTTCTTCTTCGGATTGTAGTCTACCTTTAAGGTTAATAGTTATTGCCATGTTAATGTAAACATTATATAATCACGCTCGTATCTAAATTTAAATTTACCATGATCTTGACACCAAATCCACCGAGCATGTTTTTCAACGTTGTCAACTTTATTATACAACCATTCTAGCATATTTTCATGTTTATCGGGTGAGTTATTGTATATGATAGCTTCATGCCAACCTGGATTAGAGTTTTCCCATCCTCTAGCACCATCAAAATAGTTAAAGGTGTATATCATTGCCATCTTAACAAAAACCATTCACAATCTTTTTTGTCTTTAAACCAAAACTTAGAATTATTAGCATACCATCTTTCATTTGGTGTCCATACTCCCGGTTTATTTTCTGTACCGCTTGGTCCGTATGTAAACACACACCATTCAACCATTTCATTCCATTCTCCGCTAGACACAATTGGAGTTACTTGATGGTAAGGCATACCATACACACTACCTGTACCATCATGGTTCACATTACGCATTGCGGCCCAGCCACCGTTAGTCCCGTATAATTTATTAGTCATTTGACGCTTTTTAATCATATCCATTTTAATGCAAAAAATGTATGACTTTCTTCATTGTCCCAACGCAAGTACCAACCCTGTGTTTTAGATTGAATCAGTTTTCCACCTAGTGGTTTGAGTTCATGGTTTGCTACTGTGATAGGTTTCCAATCATTTTTTCTCGCAATAGTGACACAATGATTCCAAAAGTTTTCAAAATATTTGGGCCAAGGTGCTATCCACATGCCAGGTAAATCTACTATAAACTTATCAGTCACCATCTTAATGTCATCCAGGTTAATAATTCTTCATTTACTAAAAATCTTGTCATAGAATAATGACAATCATCTGTTTCTTCTGCATACTTCCATAAGTGCAGAGGTTGAGTAAGTATCCATTCTTCAACTTCTGGACGCACATCAATAGCTATACAATTATGAGAGTATAACAAGGTTTCGTTTTGATTCTCAATGATTAGGTAAGGCTTGAACCCAACCATCCCGTTTTCTACTTTAAATGGGCTAAATGGGTCATCGGGCTTAGTAAACTTTTGTGCTTTAAGTCGTAATTTCATCTATATTCTTTCATGGTGAGTTCTTCATACTCACCTGCAAACGCTATTCTGAATACTTTAGCGGCTTCGCTGTGTTCAAATTGTATCACATCATACTTTATCGGTCTATCCATCTTGCTGTAAACACTCTGCCACTCAACATGCCACCGACTGAATGGACCTTTCTCAGGATATTGTTGTGCCCACTCATACATTTCAGTTGTACAAGGATCGACTTTGAATCTGTATGTAAAGACTGGGCGATTGTTGCCGCCACCACTATAGAAGTATTCCATCAACTCCACCTCAATATGAACCATTCAGCTTCTTTTACATCTTCAAACAAATATTTTTTTTCAAATCTACGCCAATGACTTTTGCAATGTTCTAACAACCAAAAATTAACATCGTTAGCGTGATAGTTATCTTGAAAATAAAATTCAACAGGAGTCCAACCAATCTCAATTAACATGTGTGACATAATGCCTTCGTCAATTTCTTTTGCCATTTTTTTAGACATTATTTCTATTAGTTCTTGTTCAGGTGACATTTAATCTTTATCCTTAAACAAGTCATTATATAATTCAGGAATAAAATCTTTTATATTCCTATTTCTATATTTGTCAGACTCTATAATAAAATATTTTGCATCATTAATTAGTGCTTCATTAGTTGTTTTTGGTTCATCCAAAAGGCCTAATACTAAATTAATATTTTGTTCATACGAAGGATTAATATTAGGTTCTTTTTTAATTTTATCTAACAACTCAAATAATTTTTGTTTACCTTGCTGACGATGTTCTACTGAACTAATATTTAAATTAGTATAATCAGGATACACTACTCTAGTAATTAGAATACCTGAATTTAAATTATCGTATTCCTTACTAATATTAAACCAATACTCAATCAGATTTCCTATATCTATGCAGTTATAAAGGTTTAGTGTGGCACTGAGACTAGCACTAAATTTTGATTTATTGTCTTTAGCATGTTGTAGTATAGTGCGTAAGTTGGTATCAGTTTTATTCCATTTAAAAGGATATCTAATGTATTCATTAACTTTATCAAATCCATCGATTGAAACATTAAACCCAACAGATTTAAAATTACCCCAAAGGTTAATTAATTCATCATTAATTCCTGTCAAGTTAGTAACGTATGACAACTCAATATTTTTACTTTTATTTTGACTAATTAATTTTTCCAACATGAAAACATGTTCTTCGATAATTGTTGGTTCTCCGCCCAATAAAGTTATGTGTTCTAAGTTTGGATATGTATCAAGTATTTCACTGATACTATTTTTATGTATTTGACTTGAAAATGTTACTAATGGTAAGTGAATACGTCGGGTCTTAGACCATATTTTACTAAATTCATCTGTCCATAAATCGCTACTTGACGGCCCACACATCATGCATTTACTATTACACTTATTACCAAAAGCATAACTTAGGTATCGCATGTCATTAGGATCAACAAACTCGGTTATAGGTATGTTATATTTTTCTAATGCATTATTCCATATTGTACGCAGTGAGATAGAAGAAAGTTTTTCACCTTCTTGACAATTACTACATGCTGAATGAAACTCTCCGTTTATAAGTGACCTGCGAATTTGACGTAATGGTTCAATATTAATTCGGTCGGCATGCGGAAGCCTATCATTTTGTTTTTTATTAAGAACAGAGTCCCTAGCAACGCAACAAATTGAATAATTGTTGTTTGCTCCTATATTGACTGAGCCGAATGCCAAATCACATCTAATTGGTTCCATAGTTTATAGCCACCTCAAGTGTATTAATGCTAATAATTCTTCACGGACAAGATAGATAGCACGATGCCTACCACCGTATGCTTCCCACAAATTTTTGTCTTGTGTTTCAATCCAATCACCAAACCAATAACGACAGTTTAAACGATACCATCTATATCCATCTTCTCTGAGCCAACCATACTTGTCGCCTACATCAAAATAGTACATGTTATCACGACCGAAAGGGCCGCAATTAGTGTAGACCCAATTTTCTGACCGCTGTAGTTCTACACTCATAGCCACCTCAAATTGAAGTGGATAGCATCACGCTCGTCATAGAAGAAGAACTCCGTATATTCTTCTGTTGGATGCCACTCAAACTTAGTTCCAGGCAATCCATACTGCTCAATAGCCCATGCATATATTTCATTCCATGCTTCTACACTGGCTCTCCCCGTACGCAATTCAAGTGTGACTTTAGTAGCCTGCTTGCTTGAGGGTGTCACTGATTTGTTTTTTAAGTTCTGGTTCACGATGAAACTTCAATGCCCATTGTTCTGGATTGATATAGTCTGATATTATTTTAACTTGATCTGGATTTAATGATTCTAAAAATTTTACACCACTATCACTACAATACAACATCCAAGGACTAATTTTACCAGATGTGATTGCATAACAAATTTTATTAGCATTCCCATATCTTAAAATATCGTTAGGTTGAATGCCTGCATCAGTTGCTATAGTTATGCATTGTTCTACACTACGATGTATAGCATCAAATGCATCTTCTATTTTTAAATGGTCTATTAAATATTTTGTGTAAACTGAATCACTAGTCCAGTTATCTATTTTAATTTGATTCTTTAATAACCAATCTACCAATCTACTAGGATTTACTGCATTAATATTCACGCAGTAATTACCAAATTTTACAAATGCAATATAGTATGCGCTACTGATAAATTCTTCGTAGGTTTTATGTTTTTTACTTGCAGTGTTCTTTTTATAAAACTGAATCCAAGACTGAAACCCTAAACGATTTCCGTGCTTGTCTTTTTCCATCCATCTACGTTTGTGTTCACATACGTGTTTTAACACCGTGCTTTCTTTTAAGAAGTCACGTTTGCAAAACTCACATCCGTATTTTGCGGGTAAATCAGTTGCCAAGTTCTCTTTCATATTCTGCAATTTGTTTATCAGTTATAACTTCATTTAATGTTTCGATATCAGTTTGTTTTAGATTAGGAAATAGTTTTGCTAATTGACATTTTCTTTTATGTGACGTTACAAATATTTCAGATACTTCGGTGATATCAGATTCGTTTGCTTTTGGATATATCTTCTTGTAGTATTCTTTAATGTCTTTGAGTTTAGCAGGTGCTTCTAATTTACCTACTTTCTGATTGATGCCAGGAATCCATTGATGAAATTGTTTGCCTACACCCGGGCTACTTGCACACAACATCAGCCATTGTAGTTTAGGGTGTTTCTGTACATTCTCATTGAAATAATGTTTGTTAGCATGATACTCAATGCTTTGCAAATAATATTGTTGTAAGTCCGAAGAACCTTTGATAGCACTAGCCCAATGAATCATCATGTAGGCTACAAATTTTCGTTGTTGTTCTTCTGTTAGTCTATCATAATAATCATAATCTTTTTTATCTATAGCCGCTAATGCGTCAAACAAATCAAAGTCTTGTTTTTCAAATTTCTCGTCAACAGGTACTGCGGGTTTTCTAGTTGCCATTTTAAAATGCCTGTGAATAATCTACTATTTCGCAATTACGACTAATTTCTTTTACAAAATAAACACATCTAGGTTTATCACCATCATCAATAGGAACACACAAGAATTGCCCGTTCTTTAATCTAGGTGCATACCAAGTTACATCATGGTAAATATCTACAATCTCAATTGGTAAAAAGCTAGGACTGAAACTTGTTATTGGATTGAATTCAAAAGCATTGAATCCTCTATCATTAATACTTGTTAGTGGTAATGTTTCTAAGTCTCCGTGTTCTTTTTCTCCAATTAATATTTGCCAATCAACTGGCATCTTTATTGTACTATTACCTATCTTTAGTACTAGTGCCGGAGCACTGAAACTCTCTAAGAATATTAATGGAATATAATGATAGTCTACATTACTAGTATTGCTATTATCTAGTATTGCAAACCTCAAGTCATCAATCTCTTCCGGAAGTGTCTCTAGGTTATAAAATGTATTGTCTAATGTTAATATTCGCATAGTGTTATTCTATCATTTATATGAAAGTTTTTCAATATCAAATGGATAGTTAGCCTCTTTATAATAAGTTTTTCTTTGTGTTAAATGTCTTTTGGCGAATTTACAGGAGCTTGTGATATCCCATATTTGTACGAAATCTTTGTCCTCAGCTTTGCGGATGCCACGACCAATCGATTGGATAACCCGTACGAAACTCTTCCCAGGTTCAATAAGAACCAGATTAAAAATCCTAGGAATGTTAATGCCCACCGCAGCCACACCATATGTAGCCACGATAATCTTGTTTGTACTAGTGGCAATTTCATCGTATTCCTCTTTTCTTTCATTCATGTGGGTGTTGCCTGAAACAAACACAGCATCAGGTAATCTACTAATCAATTCTTTGCCTGCATTCACTCTATCTACTAAAACTAGGGTGTTGCCTGATTCTTTGACTTTTAAAATCAATTCTGCCATAGTGTCTAGCCTCTTTTTATCTTCTAATAAATGCTTTAACTCACTTTGGTAATTACTGAATTCTACATCGTCTTTTAGTTGTACGATATTTACATGACATTGTGCTAGTACACCTTGTTCCTGTAGTTCGCTTGCACTCAGTTTACTAATAACAGGGCCTAGACTAACAAACAAAGATTGTGCTTCAAATTTAGCTTTGGGAATAGTTCCAGTTAAGCCCCAGCGAATTGGAACCTTAGAAAATACACCTGTTAATAATGTTTTAAGTGCATCAGCTTTTGCCATATGTACTTCATCAACCATAACACAAACTACGCCCTCAATGAAGTCACCAATTTCTACTTCTGCTTCACCTGCTTTTGTTTTCTTAAGCATGTTGTTCAGGCTTTGCCAAGTACATATTGTGTGTGTCTTGTTGTATTCTTTTCTATCACCAAAATAAACACCAACATCTAATCCTAGATTAATATAATCTGCTTCTGTTTGTGTTACTAAACTTTTGTTTGGTACAATAACAATACTTCGACCATATTGTTCTACACTATGACTGAGCGTAGCTGTCATCAATGTTTTACCTGCACCCGTAGCAATCTCTTGTAGTGATTGTGGGTTCTTTAAGAAGTTGTTAACAATACTTATTTGATAGTCACGCAATACAACTGGTTGACCTTCAATAGGATGTCCTTTAGGCCAATTCTTATGCTTGAACGTATCCTCGGACACTTCATCAAATTTAAAGTTTGTTGTATAATCTCTAGTATCTTCTAGTTCAATATCATATCCTGCCCTGTCAAGTACAGGTAATATCTCTGCTAGTAAGTTGATGTATGTGCTACCAGCCAAACTAAAATAACTTACCTTTCCATTCCATCTACCAAGTTTAACGCTTGGTAAATATCTAGCGCCCGGAATATCATACTCAAACATCTTCATTAATGCTCGGCGTTCCCCTAATTCAAGCCCCTCAAGTTTTACGTTGACTTCATCTTTAACTATAATTTTACATTGTTTCATTTAATATCTATTGGTTGTGAATTTACAAGTTGAATTATTTTTCCAACTCTGAATAAATCATTTGGTGATCCGAATTTACTTTTAAGTTTAATCAGTACTGGGAACTTAAAAGAATTCTCATTAGGAGGGACAGTAGTATTAATATCAGTATATGTTATATTTGCTTCTGTTAATTGTTTTCTTAACAAAGAAATATTTGCGGCTATTAATGAAGATCCAGAAAAATAAACATGGTCACAATTGATTTCTTTTAGCCAGGATACTATATTTAGCATGTTTGATACTTCAACTTTACTAAACCTATTAGCAAAAAATGATTCTCTTTCATTTGTTGTATCATACAATTCAGTATCAACATCCACACCATAAAATACTAATGTAGATAGTGTGATAGGGTCTGTATCTAATTTTATATCTTTTATAGCCTCATCTAAGTATGCGTTTGATGCGGCTATCAATAAGTTATTGTTTACTCTTACCAATGTTGGTTGCCAATACTTTGCTGTTTCATAAGGTAATAGTTCATCAATTATTTCTAATGTTTTTTCACAGTAATGTATTGTTTCAAAAAACTTATTAGCAATATCAATAAGAAATTTTAAAGAATAGATTCCGTATTTGAGTTCATACCATCTATTTTCTTTATTCCATGCAAATTTGTTTAGTGGTTGATTTCTAAACTCGTTGATGAAAATTCTGTTATACGGACACTTGAAAATAATTGTGTTGTTCTCTATAGAAATATGTCCGTCAGTATATTGAGGTGTACTCTGAACCACCTTCATTGTCCAAGGTAACTTTACAAGTTGTTCAGGAAATAATTCATGCTTTGCAAATTGCCTATTATATTTGTATATTAGCTTATTGAACAACCCTATTTGATTGGTGGTGACCTGTGAAATTGAGGCTAGACTGGCAATGAACCTTTCATCATAATGACTAAGGCTAATATCTTTACCTTGCATAAAGTAAATTAAGTGTTCTGCTGTTTTCAATTCTACCATTTTTATATTATATACAGTCTTAACAAAAAATGCAAACAAACAGGTAAAAAAAGGGAGACCTTAGTCTCCCCTGAAAAAACGCTATCAACGTCAAATAACTTTGCGAACCTTTAATACTTTGAAACCTGATTCTTTTGCTTCTTCAGCCTCGTATTTGGTTTCTACACTATACAGATAAAGATCACCATCCCATACTTGATACATAAAACACTCCTTTAAAAATAGGGTGGGGACTTATTGACATTGCCCCTCGCCTTCACACGGCAATCATTGTTCTTTCATGCAAGTTGCTTTAGCAAGATTTTGCCAATTGTTAGGACTAATCTTAACCAAATCTGCAATCTTCAAAGCCATACGCAAGGACACTTCACGCAATTTAGTATGATTGTCCCACATGAAACTCATAACTTCGGTAGATTGTTCCTCAGTAAAATCATAGTCACTGAACAAACCACCATCAGCATCACGATGGACCTGCTTGATACGCAACATTTTGTCACGCTCAC